GCGCACTGTCGTCAATGATGCGTGCATCGCTCGGTTTGGTTTCAGTTGAAACTGTTGCTGAAACCATCGACGCTGAAACTATCGCATCGGCTTTGGCCCGCACCTTCGCTGCGAGGTCACGCGGCACGCCGAGCTTGCGGAAATGCTTGTTGATCGCGGTATGGGAAATCTTGTGTCCGGTGGCCTGCTCGTACTCGAAAGCGATCTGCATCACGCTCTTGAGCCCAGCACGCCAGCCGGTTTCAATTCGTTCCCAATCGATTTTTCTCGCTTCAGCCATATTTCCTCTGCTCAATTGCGGAATTATCGGACGATTCAATCGACACTTCCGCAATATCCACTTGCTGAATAGGAAACGTGAGGCGGAATGAAAAAAGAGGCCAGAACGGCCTCTTGGTCAGGTGGTGGACAGGGACAGCGGTGGGGAGGTGGGGATCAGCTTGGCGTGCAGTTGGAGAATGGCCACGCCCACCGAGTAGCGAGGCTCGGCGCCCTGCTTGTAGCGGTGGATGGTGGCGGCGTCACGGCCGACAGCGCGGCCGATCTGCTGGAGCGTGTAGATGCGCTCCAGGTCTGTCACGGTGCGGAACCAGTCGATGCTCAAGGCTGCACCATGTCGGCGGTGAGGGGCTGGCCACGCTGCGCCGCGCGGGTCATGCGCAGACCCACCACCATGCCAAGCTGCTGCGGTGCCAGGCCCATGGCCGGGCGCGCGGTGCACACATGCACGGCAGTCAGTATTTCGCCCTCGGCGATGTCCCTGGCTATGTACAGCGAGCGGCGCAGCGCGGTCGACTCATTGGGTCCGGGGCCGAACTTGGGCTCACCGATAGCGGCGGCGGCGCGGCGGCACTCGATGACCATCTGCTTGAACTCGTGCGGCTCCATGCTGAAACCGGCATCCGGCCCACCATCGGCGCGCGACAGCGTCAGGTGCTTCTCGATCATGGTCGCGCCCAGAGCGGCGGCAGCCACGGCCACACCAATGCCAGGCGTATGGTCGGACACGCCCCACTTCGAGCCCCAGGCGCGGCCATGGCACAGATTCGCATCACTGGCGTCGGCTGGGTAGGCGCTGGTGCACTTCAGCACCGTGGCGGTATTCACGCCCTGCTGCGATTCCACGGCACCCAGTGCAGCCTCGATCTCATCCGAGCTGGCCATGCCGGTGGACAGGATCATCGGCTTGCCCTTGCTGGCGGCGTAGCGGATCAGCTCCAGGTCCACCAGTTCGAAGCTGGCGATCTTGTAGCGCGGGCAGCCAAGCGCCTCCAGGAAGTCCACGGACTGGCGATCGAATGGCGCGCTGAAGCATTCGATGCCGCGCTCGGCGGCGCGCGCGAAGATGGCCGGATGCCAAGTCCATGGCAGCCATGCTTCCTTGTACAGGTCGAATAACTTGCGGCCAGCCCAGGGGCCGCTGTCCAGCGTGTAGCTGCGGTCCAGGCACATGGTATCTGGGAACCAGGTCTGAATTTTCAGGGCATCAGCACCAGCATCGGCAGCCGCGTCCACGATAGCCAGCGCGCGGCCCAGGTCGCCCAGGTGATTGGCCGACATTTCAGCACAAATTAATGGTTTATTCATAGGCGTAGGTGTTCTGAATGTGGTTAAAGCCGAGCCTCGCGAACATGGCGATGGACGCGGCGTTGGCTGGGTTGATGTTGGCCAGGAACTGGCGGCCGTGGAAAGCGTCCATCAGCTCCTGCACCGCGCGCGTGCCGTAGCCCTGACCCTGATGCTTCCGCAGGATCGACACGCCAATCTCGCGCTGCGGCGTCAGGTAGACGCACCCGACAGCACCGACGCCCTCGATGTGTACCAGATACCAGTTGTCGTCGTACGGGCGCGACATGACGAAACTGACGTGCTGCTCGAACGTCGGCATGGCCTTGTGGCTGATGCTCTGTGCCGGCGTGCGCTCTTGCAACAGCGTAAAAAGCAGTTGCACAGCGGAGATAGCGCGGTCCTCGTAGACCGACACCAGTGTCAGTTTTCGCATGTCAGCCCTTGTCATGGAACAGAATGCAGACCAGCGCCACCACGCCGAGAATGGCGATGAAATTGAGGATGCGGTCCAGGCGCTTCTTGTCCGCTGCATCCTTCTGGCGCTCTTTCAGGTCGTAGTTCTGCATGGTATTCCCCTTTCAGTGAGATAAGCGGCCGCCCCGGCTGGGGTGGCATCGGTGAACAGAAACATGGCGCCAGCGGCAACAGCATCGGCGCCGGCCTGGATGGCCTCGTACATGTGCTGGTAGGTGCCGCAGCCGCCGGCGGCGACCAGCGGGATATCCACGGCGTTTGACACGGCGCGGATCATGTCCAGATCGTAGCCATCCATCACGCCGTCGCGGTTGATGCAGGTCAGGATGATCTCGCCAGCACCGGCCTGCGCGATGTCAATGGCGCGGTCAATGACTTGGTGGCGTTCGACACCGGGCGCGCGCCACTCGGTAGCCCCGCAATGCGTGTACCAGGCATCGCCGGCGTAGTCCAGCGCCACGGTGATGGCTTGGCTCCCGAAGCGGCTGATGCAGTTGCTCACCAAGTCCAGGTCCAGCGCGGCCGTACCGATCACCACCTTGTCGGCGCCGGCGGCCAGCAGCGCGCGCACATCATGCACGCTGCGCACGCCGCCTCCCACCGACACCGGGCAGAAGTTCCCCTCGGTCATACGCTCGACCATTTCAAAATCGGGGCCGCGCCCGGCCGGCGTGGCGGCGATATCCAGGATGATCAGCTCATCGACACCGCGCCGCGCGTAGATGCGGGCGGCCTGCTCGGCTGCGCCGACGCTACGCCCGTTGACGAATCGCTTGCCCTTGACCAGCTGGTGACCGCGAACTAGCAGCGCCGGGATGATGCGCTTGGTCAGCATGGCAGGTCTTTCAGCTCGTAGCCGAACGGGCCGACCTTGTCGTTGAAGATATCGAGATTGGCGAAGCGGTCGGCGCAGGCAATCAGCTGATCTCGCGTCATGCCGATCCTATCCAGGATTTCCACCAGCAGCACATCCATATAGAAGGGCTGGAACATCCCGTCATATTCCGCTACCCACCGGATCGCCTCAGCGCGCGAGATCTCGCCATTGCGCACGTCAACGCTGATCTGCGCCGCGCCGCGCCCGTAGCCATATTTCAGGTAGCCGAACCAGTCGTGCAGGCCGTGCACCGCGTTGTCCAGGTTCTCGTCGGCCCACCAGTTCGCCTCACATGGCAGCTGGTACTGCATACCGTGCGTGCGCGCCACATCGGCGTTGCGCCGGCTGTTCCACTGGTAGTACTGGCCCAGGAAGTGCGCCTGCACGCCCACGCGCTCGATGTCGGCGGCGGCCGGCGGCAGGTAGTCAGCCATGTCGCGCGCGCTGATACCGTCCAGGCCAACGAAATCGGCCGGGCGCAGGCCCAGGAAGCCGCCGAACTCGCTCACCCAGCGCCGCGTCATCTGGCGCGCCTCGTCGCTGCCCTGCGGGCCACCGTAGGCCTCCTGCGGGTTCTCGCCGTAGAAGATCAGCGGAATGCCCAGGTCCACCGCCATCTTGAAGGGCGTGGTGAAGATGGTGCAATGCTCGGGCCACGATATGTCGCCCACCATTTCCAGCGCCAGCCGGTTAAGCTTGGCGCGCACCGTGCGGTTGGCGGTGACCTCGATGGTGGTCGCGTAGCGTGCCAGGTTGTCGATGTTTAGGCGACCGACCGGCGTCAGGTGGCAGGTGGTGGCAGTGACCACCAGCGGCCGCGCGCCCAGTTCGATCATCTTGAGCACCTGCCAAGTGCTGTCCTTGCCGCCCGAGCTGGGCACGATGCAGTCGTAGCCGCTGCCATTGCGCGGCGTGGTCTCCAACAGCTTGATCAACTCGGCCTCGCGCGCTGGCCAGTCGATCAACGGCCGCTTGGCGTGCGACACGCAGGCGCTGCACTGGCCGCTGGCGTCGAAATAGGTATCCGGCCTGGTGTCCGGTATGCAGCAGGTTCTGCACCACTTAATCATGAGTTTGCTCCTTCTTCTGGTTGAAAATCTTGCGCTGCAGCTTGCGCCCGCGCGTGTTGGTGTTGCTGCCCATGTGCCACTTACCGCACACCCGGCAGTGGTAGGGCTGGACGCCGCGATCTGTTTTCCGCATCGACCGGCGCGCATGCGAGTAGGTATCGAACACCACCTTACCGGCGCACGCGCTCAGAAACAGGTTGGGAGTGATGTCCATGGCCGGTCACCGTTTCAGTTTTGCGTACATCTGTTCCGCTTTTTGCCAATCCTGTTCCGTGTTGATGTCGCACACGCGCGCCGGGTCGATGTGGATCATGACCGTGCGCGTGTCGATCAGCGGGGTGTTGCCGAAGGCGCTGGCCACACCTAAATAGAACTGCGCGGCATCGGACAGTGGCTCAGTGCCGACCGACATCGCAAACACGGCTTGCTGGTCCTCCAGTTCGGTCATGCCGCGCTTCAGGTCTTCCACGCTCATCAGCGGCGCGGTGGCGTAGATCACGCAGGCCAGGTCGTATTTCATGCCGCTGGCGGCCAGTTCCTCCAGCACGTTGCGCGCCACCGCCTGCGTGCCCACGGCGTCGGCTGAATGCTCCTCGTCGCGCTTCAGGACCGACGCGCCGTAGATCTCGGCGATGTCACCGATGTGGTCACTGTCGGTGGAGACCACCACCAGGTCGAACAGGCCGGATACCTGCGCTGCCTGAATGGAGTAGGCGATGATGGGCTGCCCATGAAAGAGGCGATGATTTTTGCCGGGAATACGCCGGCTGCCGCCCCTCGCCGGGATGATGGCCACTGCGCTGGTCACGAGAAAATCTCGCTGAAGATGGTGTCGATCACCTGCCGCGCCAGGTTCTTGTTCGTGACCAGGCGGTTCTCGCGCAGCGAGTTCAGCATCACGGCTAGGCGCGGCTCCAGCTTCTTGCGGTGCTCCTGCACCAGCGATGCCTTCAGCGCCGTGCCGACTGGCTTCAGGCCAGTGTCCGCTTCGAATGCTAGGGTGCTCAGCAATTCGGCCATCGCCAGCGCGCCTTCTGGATCCACCATGTAGTGGTCGGTCTTCTCGGGCATCAGCGCGCCGCTGGCCTCGTGGCGGCGGCTGAACAGCAGCATCACCTTGCCCTCGCGCTGGACGATCTGGGCCAGCAAGTCGTGTCGGATTTCAGTCATTGGAAGGCTTTCAGTTTGGACAGGTCAGGATAATCCGAGCGCGGCAGGTCGGCGTTGTGGCGTGGCAGCAGCGCCAGTTTCATCAGGCCATGGGCGGCCACCTCGGGCGATAAATAGGCATGCCAGCTGGGGAATTGCACCTGGTCGTCTTTCGGATCCACGCCTTCGGTGCGGCCGTCGAAGCGCGCGCGCCGCAGCCAGGCGGCAGCGATTGGGTCGTCCAGCAGAATGGCCCCGCCCTGGCTCAGTCCCAAGATTTTCGACCAGTGGAAGGACACGCACTGCATAGCGCCAGGCCGGTACATGCCGCTGGTGAAGCGGCGCGCGCTGTCCCACACGCCGGCCACATCCCATCCGAACTCGTATTCGCCCTGCCAGTCTTCGTCTTTGAACGCCACCCGGCTAAACCCGGCATTAAGGATCGCGGCAGGCACGCCAAGGTAGGATAGCTTGGGCATGGAAACGACGGGGCAGAAGGAGTCCTGATGCGTGGTGTAGCGCAGGCACGCCAGCGCCATCAGGATAGCCTGCGTGCAGCTGGTGGTCGTGACCACGAACGGCGCGCCTGTGTATTCGGCCAGCGCGGCTTCGAAGTCTTTTGTGACCTGGTGGGGGTTATAGGACATGGCGCAGCGCCTCCCGGATTTCCTCGACCGTCATGCGGCGTGCGTGCTGGCTGGTCTGGCCAGCCACCATCGACTCGTGCATCTTCTCGCCCGCGCCCAGCCCGGTCTCGCGGAACTTGACGCCCAGGGCATGGGCCAGGTCGCCCAGGCGGTAGGCCGGCAGGTTCGGTATCGCCAGCTCGCCGCCCTTCATGGTGCGCGCCGTGTTCAGCACCAGCCGCACCGCGTCGGCCAGGCTCATGTAGAAGCGCGTGCAGTCCGGGTGCGTCAGGTTGACCACCTGGTCGGCGCCGGCCGCAAGCCAAGTCGGGATGACGGATCCGGTGCTGTTGGCCACGTTGCCGTAGCGGCAGACGGCGAAGCGCGGGCCTTCGGCACCCGTCACATTGTTCGCGGCCAGGAACAGCTTCTCCAGCACCAGCTTCGATGCGCCGTAGGCGTTGGCCGGCTCGCAGGCCTTGTCGGTGGACAGCGCCACCACGCGTGCCACGCCGACGTCAATCGCCGCTTCGATCACGTTCATGCTGCCGATGATGTTGGTCTTGACCATTTCATCGGGATTGTATTCGCCCACCTCCACCCGCTTCAGCGCCGCGGCGTGCACCACCAGGTCGACGCCGTGCAGCATCGCGCGCCGCAGGCGCTGCGCATCACGTACGTCACCAATGAACCAGCGCAGACGGGCATCGTCCTTGAGTTCAGCGCGCATCGTCGCCTGCTTGTATTCATCGCGGCTATAGATGCAGATCCTCTCCGACAGGTTCTGGCGCAACAGCTCGCGCACCAGTCCCTGCCCGAAAAAGCCCGATCCCCCTGTAATTAAAACGCTGCCAAATTTCATTCATCCCTCCTAAAGTTTTCACCATTTTATCCGTGTCTTGCAGAAGCGCAATGTAAATACGCGGAAACTTTTACGGCCCCATGCTTTCGTCGTCATCCGTGCTGTGCTCGCTGATGAAAAACCCGGCGGCCACGCTGACAGCGGCGGTGATTCCAATACCCAGAACGATTCCAAGAGCGAGCATCATGGCGACTTCCTTGTAAAAAGCCCGGCGAACCGGGCGGAATTGGATGGGCTTACTTGCTGCCTTTTTTCAGCACCTTGTTAGCCTTGGCGTCGATCTTCTTTGCCGCCGCGGGACTGAGGTTGCCGGCCTTGACCTGCTGCGTGGCGCGTGCTTTCGCATTCGCCGCATGGGCCTTGTCCGGCACCGGATAGGACCGATCCGGGCCTGCGAACTTGGACGCGGGAAGTGCTTTCCTCTGCTTCGCTTTCAGTACAGCCATGATTCCTCCGATGAAAATGCCCGGTCGCCGGGCGGGATGGTTTAGACCTGCGTGCCTTCGGTAACCGTGTCGTCTTGGGCTGGCGCATCTGCAGGCAGCGCGGGTGGCGGCGTCAGCAGGGCGGCCGGCGCCGGATCGGGCGCGGCATTCTTGGCGGCCGCGCTGACCTGGTACGGCATCCACATGGCGTAGTAGTAGCCGTCCGGCACCACGTCGTCGTCCTGCAGCAGTTGCACCTTGGTGGCGCGGAAGGTTTCGCCGTTGGCCATGAAGCCGGCCACGTTCACCATGCGGTCGTCGTGCACGTAGCAGATGAATGCCGGCCACGGCTGCGGGTTTTCCTCGGTGGCCTGCACGATGGGATCGACAAACCAGATGACGCGGCCGATAGTTGGAGTGATCATGATGTCCTCTTAGAATGCCGCGCAAAGCGGGGCGCGGCTGCCCGAAAATGCTTTACGGCTTGTCGTAGTCCACGCTGTCGTCGGCCAGGGCATCGACCGCTGGACGTCCGTCATCCAGTACGGCGGCGCGCTTGGCCTCCTCGTGCAGGCGCCCCTTCAATGCATAGCCTTCCAGCGCCCAGATTTTCTGCACCGCGTTCTGGCGCGCGATCATGCGGCCGATTTCAGGATCGAAGTTTTCCGGGCTGGCGCAGGCGCTTTCGCCGGTGACAGTGAAGCCGTTGTACAGGACCAGTACACAGAACGTCAGCAGGCTCAGCGGTTCCCATGCATGACTGGGATCGCTTTGCGCGGAAGGCTTGGCACCCACCAGACCATCAGCCGCAGTAAAGAAATACTCGCTGACGATGGCCGATTCAATGATGGCTGGCGTGATGCGCGGCGCCGTCTTGCCCTTGGCCTGGATTTCCTGCTCGATTGCTTCGTCCGACATTGTGGTTCTCCTCATGGTGCCGCCCGGAGCGCGGGGCGGCTGCGCGGTTCAATTGTCAGCCACCTGGCGATGGCTGCCGTACTGGATGGCCTTCTCGATGGTGCGCACGTGCACGCCGAAGCGGGCTGCCAGCGCCTCGTTGATCAGGGTCTCGCGGATGTGGGCGCGCAGGTCGTCGCGCTTCTCCACGGCCTGGCGGATGGCCTGCACGTCGTTAGGCTTGAGCCTGGTCTGCGGCAGGGCCGCGCCGCGCGGGGCGAACTCGTGCGCGCGCATCAGGTAGTCGTCGCGGTTCATGGCTACCATGCTCCCTTGGGGACGATACTGTCTTTGCAGGACTGCGCGAGCACGCCTTCCAGGCGGATCATCCAGCCGACGGTGGTCTCGGTCTCACGCGGTTGCAGGTCGCTGCGCTGGCACAGCGCTATCGCCTTGCGCGCCTCTTCCATGAAGCCCGGCGGCACGACTTTTGTGTAGGCCAGCTTGCGCAGGCCGCGCACGATGTCCACCAGCCAGCCCAGGCGGTTTAGCTCGGCGCTGATGTGCGGCCAGTCCCGCGCCTCGGCGCCGAAGTGGATGAAGCAATACCACTCGGTCGTGCCACTGGTGCTGCGCGTGCTGGTGCCGTACAGCGGGCAGTGGTGCGCGGCGCAGTCGCAGGTCTGCACTTGCGTTTCAGCTGAAGTCATAATCGCGCGCCTCCGGTGGTGGCATGGTTTTGGGTTTGAGCGTGAGCAGCAGCGCTTTCAGGTCAGGCTTGGCGCCGGGCGTGCGCTTCGGGGCGCCCAGTTGCTGCATCGTCTGCGGTGCACCAGCGAATTCCAGCATGGGCGCGATGGTCTGTGCGTGCGCAATCGACAGCCGTCCCTTGTCCACGGCCTGCTTGATCGCTACTTCGCGCCCGCCTACATCGGTCCCCAGCGACGGCGTGAACTTGGCCGGCTGCTTGGCATCTCGCGCCAGGACCAGCAATTTCGTGTACGCCTCCTTGAACGTCATGCGCGCACCGATACGGTCACCAGCGTCCAGCAGCGGCTGGGCCGCGCCGAAGGCTTCAGCCATCTGCAGCGTCCACACCACCGACTGCGATTCGTCCACGGGCATCATGGCCCATGCTTCCTCCACGCCGGGATGCCCGTCTTCGATGCGCGCAATGATGGCCGCCACGTTGAACGGCTTGCCGTCCAGCTCCTTGCGGCAGCGCGTCAACGCCGCCATCACGCCGTCCTCATCGTAGCCGTCCAGGTCCTGCGCCAGCATGCGCGCGGCGGCCGGCGAGTACACTTTGCCGCACAGCTCGGCAGTGGCCGCTATGGCCATGATCAATTTTTCAGTTGGCATTTTCTGCTTCCCTTGCCCGCGCTTCCGCGATCAGCGGTGCGAAGGCGTCGAAATTCGTTTGCGTGCGGTCCTGCTGCACGGCCCTGGTGTTCGTCATCTGCGTGCTGGTCGCCCACTCGGTGCGTAGCTTCTCGCAGTCGGCCAGCATCAGCCCGACTGCATGCATTTTCTCGACGTAGAAGCGGTGCTGGTGTCCGACGAAAAACGCCGCCACATGCTCGGCATCGTCCAGGCCAATGCGCTTGACCAGGTTCGACAGCTGGCCGTTGACCATGGCGTTGCGAACAGGCTCGACACCGTAGCGGTTCCAGTAGGCCGTGGCGTAGGCAACCCACACCTTGCCGGTTCCCGGCTCGGCCTTGGCCGGTTTGCGAGTCCGTTTTTGCGGGGCCGAAGCCGGCACGGCGTCGGAATGGGGTTGCTGTTGGGGTTGTTCTTGAACTTGGTTGGGTTCTGGTTCTTGGTTTATGGTTCTTGGTTTATGGTTCTTGGTTATTGGTTCTTGGTTATTGGTTAGTTGAACAGCCGTTGGAACAGCCGTTGAAGTGCTGTTGATCAGTCCTTGAAGGCGCGCTGCACGGGCGGCGGCCGAAGCTTTGCCAGCCGCTGACTTTTGCGAGTTAGTTTTGCGGTAGGAATCCAACTCTTGTTCGCAGCGCTCGTGATACCAACCGGAAGGCGTGGTGATGAAAAATTCATCAAGTATGCCGATCACGGCCGCCTTTTCCTCTTCGCTGCGCGCAACGATTTTGCGACACAGCACGGCGACATCAGAGGTCAACGGCTGCTCGGTGTCGTAGTACACGTCCATCAGATCACGATAAATGCTGCGTTCGATGCGGGTCAGGTGCCGCGTGGCGCGGTCAAAGTCCCCGATGTGATGACTGTAGTAATTCATGGCGTTTTTTGGGCCTATTTTTAAGCGAAAAAAAAGGCCTCAAATGCACCGTCACCCTTTACGGGGTGTTGGCGGACCAGGACCACAGAACCTGGCACGATGCATTTGAAGCCTTTGTGGTATTTATTTCTGCCCGCCAAGGCAAGACGTATTTTCATGTGGAAGTTTCAGAATGTCAATTGTTTAAAAGAAAAAAACGTCGTTGACTTTTTCAGGAAACGATGCGACACAGCAAGAGCAGCGTGCCGGGTTATCGGCATGGAAGTCACTGCGTGGCGTCCAGCAGATCGGCCTGCGGCTGCTTCACTGCAATCGGCGTCACGCGCACCACCACGCGCGCCGGCTGGTCGTCTGGCTCCATGCGCTGGCTGGCGATGCGGAAAACGAACTTGTCGTCGGCCATAACCACATCCTTCATGGCGTCCAGCAGCACCTTGGTGGCGTTGTCCAGGTCGATGCACTGCACGCTTTCGTCCCAGCTCGCGCCAAGCTGGCGCTGGCGCTTCTGCCAGTCCTGCGGCCGGTGCGGGTACAGCCAGATTTCCAGTTGCACCCGGCCCAGGATCGGCGCGCACACGCCAGCAATACGAGCGATGCGCTGCACCTCGGCCTTAAACGCCTTGGCCTCTGGCGTCACGTAGGTCATCGCCATGGCGCGTCCACCCTTCGGCGTGACGGTGCGCGTAGCCCAGTAGCGATTCGCAGATATGGGATAGGGAAGTCGCAGCGTCACGGTCATGGAATGAGCCCTTTCTTCTTCAAAATTTCATGGGTCAGATTGCGCGCCCGGATGAACGCGCCCTCCAGCTTGAACGGCGTCAGCCAGGATGGCCAGGGCACGCGCCGGTCGAGAACGTCGTGGCATGCACTGCAACCGAAGCACGCCTCGTCGTCCGGCGCCTTCAGGCCCATGCCGCGCCCGGATTCCAGAAACGGCGAGTGGCACAGCACCGTCGTTTCCGGGTTGTAATTGCACACGCCGGGGATGCGCAGCGTGCAGTCCTGGTTCTTTGCCGACTTGCGGATCGGCGTCATGTGCGGGCCACGCGACTTCATCGGCTTACGCTCGGCCGCTGGCTTGAACGCGGCGCGCGCCATGGGCTTGCTGCTCGGGCGGAGGGCGGTGCGTTTCATGTCAGAAGTTCCCATGCTGTTGCCGCCACTCGTGGAACTTGTCCATTGCCAAGGGCTTTAAGTCGGTCCACCCTATGCACCATCCCATCAACCACTCGACCCACTCGGGGTTCAATTGGCCATTTATTTCTTCTGAGCTGAACATAGTCTTCATCTTTGCCCTGGCTCCTGCCCCGCCCCATTTGCACATTGCGGCCCCGCCCGTAAAGTTCATTGCTGTCGGCGTTGGAATCAACTTCACTTGTGCTGATAACTTCGGTTCGCCGCGACTGTTGTATTTGCCGCGCTTCCGCTCCACCGCGTCGTCCGCTACTGGCGTCTGCCAAAGTTTCACAGCTGAAGCCAGGCCCATACCAGAGTTCTTGCTCATCCCCGGCTGGTTGTAGTTCCCATGAACCGTCATGGTCGGCCACAATCCAGATGCGCTCTCGCAAATGGGGAGCGCCGGTATCGGCCGCAGAAATGACTCCCCATTCCGCATTGAACCCCATCGCGGCCAGGTCTCCGAGAACTTTTCCGAGTCCCCTAGAAGTGAGCGCTGGGCTGTTTTCCACAAGGACTCGCTTTGGTCGTACTTCGCGAATGACGCGGCGCATGTGGTTCCAAAGCCCACTTCGCTCCCCCTCGATACCTGCTCCTTTTCCTGCTGAGCTGATATCCTGGCATGGGAATCCGCCAGAAAGGCAGTCAATAATTCCTCGCCATGGCCTTCCGTCAAAAGTTGTGACGTCAGACCAAATCGGGAATGGTCGGAGGATTCGATCGTTTTGTCGCTGCGCCAGAACTTGTGCGGCGTAGGCATCACGTTCAACTGCGCAAACTGTTGTCCAGCCAAGGAGGTGCCCGCCGAGAATTCCTCCGCCAGCGCCTGCGAAAAGAGCCAGCTCATTCATGCGCTCCCCGCCAGGCTAGGTGCCGGCCCATCGCCGAACATCGCTAAATCCATCCAGTGCCGGCCTGGCGGCTGCGCTGGCGCGGTCTTAGGCAGGAACGGCGCATCGTCTTTCATCATGTGCAGGCGGCGCGTTTTGTCGGACAGCAGCGACTGCTTTAATGCGCGCTTGGCGCGCTGGTGCAGGTCCACGGTGCGCGGCTGCTCGCGCAAGTCCTTGAGCATGGCGGCGATGGCCGGCCGGTCCTGCTTGATGCGCAGCAGATCGTAGGACACGAATTTGCTGTAGAGTCGTTGGCCCACCACTTCGACCAGGTCGGCGTGCCGCAGATGGCGCATGTAGTTGCGCGCACCCGATGTGGACACGCTCAGGGCTTCCGCCAGCTCGCACATGGTCCGGTCGGCGACCAGCATCAGCTCGCACATTTTCTCGACACGTTCCAGCAGCGCGAGCGTCCGGGCGTCTTTCTTGGATGGCTTCATTTTTCGCGCTCCACTAACATGGCATCGGCATAGAAATAATTCCAGCGAACTTGACGTTGATATGAGTCAGATTCACCGTTGGCATATGGGAAATCAATGGGAGCAGATGGCGCCTTGGCCGCGAAATAGTCACGCAGGCTCATGCCTTCCTGTGCATAGTCAGGATCGAAATGATCGCTGCGATCATCCCTGCTATATGGCCTTGGGAATGCTGAGCCACCATTGTTCTTCATGTTCATGTCCTTTCAAATGAATTTAAGATTGCCTCCACGCCTTCTGCGGCCAGCGATGGCGCAACATTAGGCCAGAGATATTTTTGCGCATGTTCTTTGCGCAGGAAAGCAATTACACCGTCGTGAAACTCGCGCATGTCCTCCTCGCTGCACGTGTTGAAATTGATCGAGCGCGGCACAGGAAACACGCCGCCCTTTGGCCCGGGCATCCAGGTCACGAAGCCGCTGCCCAGTTTCAGCCAGAGCCGGTAGGCTTCGAAATCGTCTATCCGCTCCTGCGCCTTGAATACCTTCGAAATCAGCGCCATGTGCTTACGGTGGAACCAGCCGACACGCTGCCGCTTGATGGTCACCGTGAAGAACTCGCCGCTTCCGGCCTGGTCCAGCGCGCGCACAAAACGATTCCAGCCGCGCGTGTCCTTGTCGGTCGCGCCGGACAAGTGCCCGAACAGGAACTTGCGCACCACCGCCGCATCCGCTTCGCTCAGCTGATCGTCGGTCTGCTTGACCAACACGATTTCCATATCAGTCGCGGGCCGCGATCTGGGCGCGTGCCGACTTCAACGTGATGCCGGTGTTGTCGCAGATGCGCACCAGCAGCTTGTCGCTGATCTCGCGCTTGCCGTTACGGATCGCGCTGACGGCGGACACGTGCTCATCAATGATGTCAGCCAGCGCCGTGTCTGTCGTCACGCGATATTTCTTCTTGATGTTGTCGAATAACTTGCCGGAATTGTCCGGCCCCTGTGGCTTCCTCATTGCAATACTCCTCGGTTGTTAAGCTGCTGGTGAAATTGTGGCATGACATGCTGCGTAACGCAAGAATAAATTTTCACTGGCGAATAATAATTCACTTGACGAGCATTTTCACTGGTGGCAAACTGTGGGTTCTGAATTACATAACTGGAGAAGAACATGTCAAAAATGATGGGCAATCTGAAGGAGCAAGGATTTCGCCTGATGGTGAACAAGGAAACAGAACACGCGGCATGGTTGCATCCGGCGGAAACGCTGCCGGGCATGCTGGGCTACATCGATTGCACGGACATGGACGATTTCCAGTTCATGGAATTTCTCGCAGCGCTGAACGATTAAACGAAGAGGCCAGCCATGACAGCCACGAAGCCAGATAAGCAAAAGGTCAGAGACTATATGCACGGCCGCAGCCAGGCCATCACGCCGCCGCAAACGCCCGAACAGATCCGCCGCGAACTGGGCTGGAACATGATTGAAGAGGAACGCGCCACCGCGCAGAAAGGAAGTACCTGATGAAACCTATCCCCACGCAGCGCCACAGCATTGTGCGCGCCGCCCTCTGGTTCTGGGATGCGCTGGAACGCCATCCATTTCTGCCGATGGCTATCGTCCTGGTGCTGCTGATTCTGGTCAACTACGTCGAGCAGGCGGGGCCGTGATGGAAAAGAAAGTCATCCCGGTGCGCGCGTCGTCGTTCGGCGGACTGTTCGATTGCGCGTATCGCTTTGAAGGCGAGCAGCTGCTGAAACTGTACCGGCCCAGCAGTTTGCGCGCGTGGCTCGGCACCAGCATCCACGCCAGTACGGCGGCTTTCGACCAGGCCGGTATCGATGGTGCGCCGATCAGTGCCAACGATGCGGCCGACACCTTCATCGACAAGCTGTATCACGCCAGCGAGGATGTCGATTACAAGGACAAGACGCTGTCGATGAAACAGGCCGAGGTGATCGGCCTGACGCTGCATGCGCGTTACTGCGCAGAGATTGCGCCGACGATGCAATACACCTCGGTCGAAATGCCGCTGATTCCGCTGGACATCGATTGCGGCGACAACCTGGTGATCCGCCTGACCGGCACGCTGGACCGCGCGCGCCAGGTTCGCACCAGCTACGGCAAGGTGATCGCCGACGTCAAGACCGGCGGACGCCTGATCCGTGAAGGCGTGGTCAGCACCAAGGGCCGCGCCGCGCAGCTGGGCACGTACGAGATTTTGAGCGAGCACACGGACGGCGAGGAGACGGCGGGCAGCCAGATCATCGCGTTGCAAACGTCCAGCACTACCCAGGTCGGCGTGTCAAAAGTGTTCCAGCCGAAAGCAATGATGCTCGGCACCGACGAGACGCCGGGCCTGATCGAAATGGCGGCGAAGATGTTCAAGATTGGACTGTTCCCGCCAAACCCGCAATCCGTCCTGTGCGATCAGAAATACTGCTCGCGCTGGGGCACCTGCAAATACCACGATTGACTTATCCACCTTTGAAGGAGCAATGAAATGGCAATTATTACGACATACGTTTGCGATGTGACTGGAAAACAAGGCGAGCAAAAAGATTTTGTGAAAGTGGATATCACCGCTCAAAAGCTTGTGGACGGCTACTACGATAAAACCTCGCAGCAGAAACTGATTCATATCGACGTCGCCCGCAAGCTGAATTTGATATCCCCGCCAAAAGGACAGGAAGCCGAGCCGGAGCCGACGCTGGAAAGCAAGCTGATGGTGCTGCTGAAAGAATATATCTCGGATATCGCCTATGAAGCTGGCGCCGAGACTGCATCTAATAAGAATTAAGGAGAATCCATGCAAGACCCTAAAGACAAGCCGGCGCAGTCGCTGGCGGAATTGAAGAACCCCAGCCGCGAAGCGAACCTGCCGGCCGTCACGATGGGCTTCGGCAGCCTGCAGTCGTTCGAGCTGATGCAGCGCGCGGCGAAGATGCTGGCGCATAGCACACTGGTTCCGGTTGCCTACCGCGTGCAGCGCGAAGTGAAGGAATACGGCAAGGTAGTCGGTTACGAGAGCAACGACAGCGCCCTACCGAACTGCGTGGTCGCGCTGAACATGGCACAGCGTATGGGTGCGGATCCGTTGATGGTGATGCAGAACCTGTATATCGTGGAAGGCCGCCCATCCTGGTCGAGCCAGTTCATCATCGCGGCCATCAATTCCTGCGGCCGCTACTCGCCACTGCGCTTTGAATTGAGCGAGATCGGGCAGCCCAAGGACGTCGAATATACCGCGACCGAATGGGTCAAGGTACAGGGGCAGAAGGACCAGCGGCGCGAGACAAAAAAAACGCTCAAGGTGTCGCCGCGCACCTGCGTCGCATGGGCGATCGAACTGGCCAGCGGGGACCGCCTGGAGTCTCCGGTCGTTTCCATGGACATGGCCGTCGCCGAAGGCTGGATCCAGAAGAACGGCAGCAAGTGGCAGACCATGCCGGAAGTGATGCTGCGCTACCGGGCCGCCGCCTTCTTCGGCAAACTGTACGCGCCTGAGCTGCTTATGGGCCTGCAGACGGCGGAAGAAGCGCACGACATCATTGACGTCGAGCAGCAACCGAATGGGCAGTATGTCGCCGCGACCACCACCCTGAACGAATTGCGCAGCACCGGCGCGCCGGATGCTGATCGCCAGGCCGCCAGCGAGGACGAGCCTGAACCTGTTGAAATCAGGGACGTTGAACCGGCCAAGGATTCTGCCGCTGCCGATCAGCCAGCCGCAGAGGAACCCAAACCGGCTGTTGAAGACAAGCCTGAACCTGCTGCCGAACCAACGGCGCCGGCCGCGCGCACGCGCCGCACGCGCACTACTGGCGCCGGCACCGCTGAATAATTTTACCCACCACCCTGAAAGAAGAAGATGCCATTAGAAACCTTCCAACTTGTACGCGAGCGCTGCCTGCTGGTGAATTTAAACATCCGTACCGAAATGCACGGCGACCAGCGCGAGAGCGCCATCGACATTGCGCTGGAGTTCGACAGCGCGAACAACCTGCTGGCCAAGCTGCACGCGGACCTGCGCGCCACGTTCTACCGCGCGGCCGACACGCAAGACCTGATCGGCGACCACATGCCGCACCTGCGTCTGCCGCTGATGGGGCCGGTGGCGTGGGATCTGGAAATCCCGCGTACCCAGCTGCGCGTGCACGACATCGATGACGAGCAGCATGACGTGGTGCTGGGCGGCGGCCGCACCAACAAATTCAAGCTGACCTTGAAGGAGGGTGGCACGGTCAATTGGAAATTCCGTGTGCAGTTCTCCAAGCCGGACGAGGAACAGGTGGCGCGCCTGATGCGCGTGCTGAATCAGAAAGTACCGGTGTCGCTGGAATGCGTGGACGAGGACGCGGCGCTGGACAATTTCGACCAGGTCGAGCAGCTGTCATTGACCGGCGCCGAGCCCAGCGCCGCACGCCTGGAAGCTGAAAGCCTGTTCAGCGCACCGCCGAGCGATATGGAATTGCTTGGCGATGTGGTCGATGCCGAGTTTTTTGAGGAAGCGGCGCCGGTCGCCACCGTGACGCCGATCAAGGGTAAGCGCGGCGGCAAGAAAAAGGCTGCGGCCGAAATCGAATAAGCACCACAAAATATTCCATAAAATATTCCCGCTTCGGCGGGAACCATCACACGAGGAGCAACACATGAAGGTAACGCGCATTCAAGCCGATAACGTACTCGGCATCCAGTCGATCGACATCAAGCTGGCCACGGCGATCACACTGTTCGCCGGCCGCAATGGCAGCGGAAAATCGTCAATTCAGGAAGCCGTGCGCATGGCCATCACCCAGGACCACGTTCGCGATGTGACGGTCAAGAAGGAATTCGGCGCGCTGGTGCACGATGGTGCGAAGGCCGGCGGCGCGCAGATTACGCTGGACAACAACCCCGATACCACCTTCGCCTTCAACATGCCCAAGGGCGAGTTCAGCGGCCCGGCGATCAGCGACGCCATGCGCGTGGCGTTGCATGGCCAGCGCTTTGCCGGCATGAAGCCGGACGAGCGGCGCACCTTCCTGTTTGAGCTGACCAAGTGCAAGCCGAACGCGGCGGCCGTACGGGACCGCATGCTGGCGCTCGGCTGCGACGAGGTGAAGGTAGACGCGGTGCTGCCGCTGCTGCGCACTGGCTTCCCATCGGTGTGCGAGCACGCCAAGGGCAAGGCGACCGAGGCGAATGGCGCATGGCGCGCGCTGACCGGCGAGACCTACGGCGCAGTCAAGGCTCAGGCGTGGGAGGCGCCATTCCCTGCCCTGCCTGATGGCAGCCCTACCGCGCTGGCGGCCGAGGTGGCCGACTACGACAAGCGCATCGCCGGACTGAACGAGAATCTGGGCGCGATCAAGAACGCGGCGCGCACGGCGGCGGAAGCGGCCAGTAAGCGCGCCACGCTGGCCGAGGCGCCGGCCAAGGTCAAGAGCATCACCGATCAGCTGGCACACGCGAAGGCTGATCTGGCGCAGTACGAGCCTACCGTGGTGGCGCTGCGCGCGCGCGCTGGCGGCACTGAACGGGTAGGGCTGGTGCACGACATGATGCGCCTGATTATGGGAGAGCCATCGGCCGACATGACGAAAGAGCGCGCTGTTGCGCATGCCAAGATCATGGCGGCCTACGGTAAGGAATACGGGCCGATGCCGGACGCGGGCAAGGTTGACACCGCCGCCCAGGCCGCCCTGCCCGAGCACGAGAAAGGCTTGCTGGTGATGCAGAACCGCGTCAAGAACCTGCAGCGCGACCTGGACAGCGCCGTACAGATGAAAGGCCAGTTCGACGCGCTGGCGCCTGCTGATGAAGCCGTGGACGCATCGGCCGAGATCGCCGAGGTGCAGGGCTTGCTGGACAGCGCCAGGACCGCGCGCGCTGCCGCCGAGAACAAGCGGCTGGACATCGAGGTGGCGATCAAGGCGAGCAATGCCGCCGCCACGAAGACCGACGAGGCCATGTCCCACCACAAGGCGGTGATCGAATGGACAAAGCTGGCCGATGCGCTGGCGCCGGACGGCATCCCCGCCGAGATCCTGGCCGACGCGCTGGCGCCGGTCAATGCCGCGCTGGAGCAGGCCGCGCTGGACACCGACTGGATGCGGGTCGTCATTGGCGCCGACATGGCGATCATCGCCGCCGGCCGGCCATATCCGCTGTTGAGCGAATCCGAGCAGTGGCGCAGCGATGCGATGATCGCCCAGGTGGTGGCCGAGTTGTCGGGCCTGAAAATTGTTTGTTTAGATCGATGCGATGTGCTCGACCTGCCGGGCCGCGCGCAGTTGTTCGGCTGGCTCGACGCGCTGGCCGACCTGGAGGTGATCGACACCGCACTGCTGTTCGCCACCCTGAAGGCGCCGCCGGAAGGTCTGGCCGATACCGTCGAATGCTTCTGGGTCGAGAACGGCACCATTGCCAGCGCGCGCGAGAAGGCGGTAGCCTGATGTGCGGCCGCAGCATTCGACGCCTGACGGCCGACGAGCGCGCGGCCCGCGACGATCTGGAGCGCGAGCGCTACGCGGCACTGTACGTTGAGATCGAAGCGTCCGCGCGCGCCGAGTACGAAGCGCAGTTCAGCCCTGCATTCCAGTTGCGCCACCCGTTCAAAGCGGATGGCGCGCGCATCCACGCGCAAGTGCTGGAGCGTATGGAATCCGAACGTCACGAAATTTACTGAAAGGAATTGTATGGACCTGAATCCACTGGATGACAAGATGGGCAAGGCACAGTGCGCAGCGCCGGATGAGCGGAAAGAAGTGCAAAAAGGCTACGTTCTTATGCCGGATCGCTTAACCTCAGAGAATGGCGCTAAGTCTCTGTTCATGGGGGAGTTCAAAGAGTCCATTGAGGTCACATGTCCAGATTGCGACGGCGCTGATGATGATTTCGATTGCCATGCATGCGAAAACACTGGGCGCGTATCGCAAGACGTTATGGTAGGCTGGGACACGATCAAGGAGATTTATAAGCTGGCCGTGCAGCACCTATCCATCGCAGCACAGCCAGCGAAGGCGGAAGCCGACCAGGCTGTAGCGGCAGAGCCATCAGCGCATGAGCAAAAACTGGCCGAGCGCGTAGGCTGGACCGTAAAGCAATGGTATGAGCACGTCGGCGCATGGGAGAACAGTAAGGACGAAATCACCTTTGGCTCAGTGATGGCGCTGCGTGCAATGATGCTTCAATTCCAGTCTGTCACTTCGTACGCCACCAAGAAGCGAATCGCGTTGGCACCCCAGCCAGCCACCCCGGCCCCAGCCATGGGCGAGGAACTGCCGCCGCCAAAGTATCCAAAAATGCGCATGTTGTCTTACGGGAAGGTATCGGAATGTGCCGGATACACCGCCGACCAGATGCACGCCTACGGCCGCGCCTGCATGGCCCTGCGCCAGCCTGCCGAGAAAAAAGACCCGCATGAAAAAGGGCTGTACTGGTTCAGTTGCTTGGTGAAGTGCGCCCGCCTGCTGGGCTTGACGGACGACGAGCCAATTCCTTCCAGTGTAGTCGCTGCGGTTGAAAGATTGACCGCCGCCCCAGCACAGCCAGTAGCAGCGCAAGCAGGGCCGGTGGCGCTGGACTTGATCGTGCGAGATATCGCCGAGCTGGACTACAGCAGCGATACGGTGCTGGACATGATAGAGGTCAGTGAGATCGATCTGCGCGCCATCATCGCTCGCCACTCTGCACCACCACCTGTACCGGCCGTCGCACCTCTTGATGCGGAAGGCATGATCGTCGGCTTGCGAAAGGTCTATGCGTGGATGGAAAAACTGCCGGTGCCAACGACGGGCATCATCCCCACTATGAAGCGCCTACGAGGGGTAATTCACCAATTGGAATCCGGGCTCACTGTTGCGGAGTGCAGCAAAGACCCGGCGAACTGCCCGAACAACGAGGGCTACGGCTGCGATTGCACGCCATCTGCTCCAGTAGGAGGTAGCCATGTCTGACCGATACCAAGACCGGCCAGCGCGCTCTGTCGTGTGCGCAGCCAACAAGTATGGCGAACTGATCTTCACTGGCGTGCGCCACTTCTGCCCCGTGATGGTTTTTAACATGAAGTCATACGACATCCCGGCACTGCGGAAGCAGCATGGCGAAGTCCAAGGCTTTATCGACCAGAACGGCGTGTTTATGGATCGTAGAGAGGCCGCAATTGCTGCCAAGGAGTCGGGCCAACTGGCGCGCTACGATGACGTTTTCCCAGAAGTTTTGTTCAGTGAAGATCTTTACTAAAGGACAGCCATGAGCGCGCATATTCCAACGTGGCAGGAACGTCAGTTTGAGCACTTCTCTGTGGAAGTTTTCTCATTGGAAGACGATGAGAAATTTATGGCTGACGAAATAGCCGACCTCCGCGCAGCCCTCCAGGCGCAGCATGAAAATAAAGGTAGCCAATGGCCACGGGAAACAAATCTGATCCTGGCAGAATATCGCGCTGAGAAAGCGGAGGCTGAGGCAAAACGCATGCTTGAGACCGCATCAATGTACAACAAGATGTACAGCGAGCAGAAACAGCGTGCTGATAAAGCGGAAGCAGCTCTCCAAGCGCAGCAGGGCGAAGCCAAAGCGCCAGCGTATGACGCGGACCTAGAATGCCAAATCCCGCCATTCGGATGGCGCTGCACACGCGGCGCAGGACATGAAGGGCCTTGTGCCGCAATTGAATGCCCTGATGACGTTGCTGCCGTCGCTCACGGCATGGCTCGCCTCGCTGCTGCCGCGCCAGCACCGGCCACGCTGAGTGATGAGGAAATTGAGCAGCATATAGATAGGCCCGGTTTTGCATGGGAAAATCTTACTAAGGCTGAGCAGAGAAGCCTTTTAAGCAGCATCCGGGAATTGCTCGCCGCTGCCGGTAGCAGCCAAAGGCAGGATAGCCAATACCCAGCCTGCAAAGGACCAAATTGCGGCGCAACAGATGGGCGCTCGCACTCTGCTGAATGCCAAGCTACCCATGAGGCGGCATGTGCTGGCGGCTACTTCGTAAAACAAGATGTGATGGAAGAAGTGATTGGCTGCTTCCGCGCTGCTGAAGCGGAAGGGCTCGCTCAAGTACTTTCAGAAACGACAGATGAGCGTCTGAAGGACTTGGTTGAGCGGCGGCTTATGCATGCGCTCTACGCCGCCCTGGCCGCTAAGGAGGCAGGGAAATGAGCCACGTTCACATTCACGCACCCGCTGGCGTCTACATCGGCCAGCGCAGGAAGCGCGGCCACCGCCGCTGGGAAACCATGACGCATGAACACGACGACAAACATAAGGCGCTTATTGAATTGGTGGCGCACATGAAAGGCTACATGCATGGCCGCGTCATCTTCTGTGCCGAATGGTACGAGCCGAACGTTGTCGTCGAGATCAAACAATAACCCTTCGCCCACAGGGCACGAAAGAACATGATGAACGAAACTAAATTGCCAACGCCATGCAATTTCTGCAACGGACGAGGAAAACGTCAGGGCATGCTTTCCATCGATACTGTGCGCTGCATGCCATGTGACGGCACCGGCCTGCTTGTGGAAGATGCCGCGCCACCAGTAGCCGAAGCCATTCCCGCGCAGGCGGCGAGCATTGATACGCCGGAATTTCAGGCGCTCATGGAAAAGTTCTACTCGACGGCTTATTCATTCGCTGGCAGCACGCCGCATCCCGGCAATCTGGCGGCAGTAATCGCCCACATCAACGCCGCAATGACCGCCTACGGCCACCAGCAGCGCGAGGAAGTCCAACGCAATCTGGATCAGGTCACATTGGCGTATAAATACGAGCGCGAGCGCGCCGAGAAGACGGAGGCGGCACTCACCAATCGCCAATTCACCGATGATTGCGGCGTCACCTGGCCAAGCGAGCTTGCACATGATTATGCTGTGGCCTTAGCTAGAACTGAGAAATCCGAAGCGGCGCTGACGGCCAAGGAGCCCGGTCCTTTCAGAGGCAACCCCGCCCTCGCCATGGCACGCACAAAGGCCAAGGGCGAGTTCAGGACGTTGAAAGATGCATTCCCGCATATGACGACAAACCAGCCCCGCCGCGCCCGCAAGGTAGGCGGCAGCTACCAGGCCGAAGGAACGATCGTCAGCGAGTTCCGCACGCTGGCCGGTGTACCACGTTATGTGTTCGAATTTGACGAGCCCAAGGGTATGCTACACATCTTCGGTGCGCAGCAGATTGAATTCACGGAAAAGGGATAACCATGGAAAACGCTATCCCAATTGAAGATCGGCTCAAGGCGCTGCACAACTACACGAGCACGGTGCAGCGGCTGTCTGCGGCCGATTACGCGAAGCTGGAAGAAAGCCTTGCGCTGGTCGAATCGCTGATCGTCAAGAAGCGCGAGCGGCGCCAGGCTCAGGTTGATATCGTCTTCGAAGACCGCCGCCAGCATGACCGGCGGCGCTGCCTGACCTGCGATGGGACGGCGCCATTCTGTGCTGACGCCGTGTGCAAGGAAGTGGACGGCTAGACCTTGGGTGGCGTGGACTGCGCCAGCAGCGCGGTCTTCTCTCCTGAACTGTGCGTGGTGCCAAACCAGAAGGAAATCACGATACCCCATCCGGTGGACAGCGAGCCCAGCATCAGAAGCAAGGCTTGCGAGTCCGCCACCTTGAGGAAGCCCACCATCAGGCCTGTCAGGATAAGGAAGTAGCCGAGCGTGATGGAAATCGACAGCACGGCCGGGACGTTCGAGCGCGTGATCTTCTGCATGTCGCGCGCATCCTTGCGATCGCCGGCGGCAATCGCCTCCAGGTCCTCCACCTGTTTGAATCCCAGCTGCTGCATGGACAGAGCGAAAGCCTGATCCGCCTGCTTCAACGCCAGCATCTGTTCCGGCGTGGCGCCGCCCAGCGCCTGCTTTAGCGCGTCGGTGGTCTTGTCGGTCAGGCCCAGCGCATTGCTGGCAGCTTCGACAGCCATGCCGCCCAGCGGTCCGCCCAATGCGGTGCCGATCCATGGCGCCACGGTTTTGATGATCGCGGTGAAGTCCATCACGCCCCCTCTTTCTTGACGTCGTATTGCACCATGTTGCGCCCGTCCATGATGGCGATCAGCTTGCTGGCATAGGCCGGATCCGTGGCGTAGCCGGCCTTGGCCACCGCGCGCGCCCAGCCGTGGCCGGTGGTCTCGAAGAAGCACGCATCGTAGCGGTGGTTGTTCTTGAAGAACGCGGCCCGGTCGGCCAGGCACTCGTCCCAGTTGCGGTAGCAGCGGAACTTGTCAGTAATGGCCACGCGCTGGCCATTGACGACCTCGTGCGTGGCGATCATGACGATGGCGCCCGGCCATGCCTTGTCGGCCTTGATGCCGAACAGGTTGCAGCCCTGGATGCGCTCACCCCAGCCAGACTCCAGCGCGGCCTGGGCGATGGTGAATGACGCAGGGATGCCGCTGGCGCGCTGGCAGTCTTGCGCCGCGGCCATGATCATGCTGATAAAGTCTTGGGGTTTCATTGTTTCACCGTGAGTTTGAAGGATTGCCAGATGGCCAGCGCCAGCCAGCCGAAGGCGGCCAGCGCGCCGGCCTGCGTGACCTTAATCAGCGCCTCGCGCACCAGCTTGTTGCGCAACTCTCGCCACTCGATCACCGCCTCGTGGTAGCGGCGGTGGCTTTCCGTATCACCAGCGGGGAACCCGGTGATCAGCTTGTCGATGACGGCGCGGTCTTCGATATCGCGCTGTTTCAGGCCCTCGACCACGATGATCAGCTGGCGCTGCGCATCGCGCATTTCGGTCAAGACCCTGGCCAATTCAGGGCCGCCCATTTGCTCCGCTTCTTTTTGCCAAAGTTCCTGCATAGCGCCCCTCTTTGTTATATTAAGTAGTTGAACTGGCTGTGTTAAATCTCAACTATTCCAGATACGACACACTGTGCTCCATTGGCTCCTGGGTAGGCCGGGACATAGGTTGCGATACGCAATAAATTAGCACCTCCCGAGAATCCTTGAAGCATGGCCCCTGAAACACCATTTTCCCTCCCGGATAAAATTCCACCTTGCATTGTAAATGGCATAGACATTTGAACAGAGGCAGCACCTGTACCATTTGTTGTTATTGCTGCTCGGGCTGAAATACGCGCCTCACGTCCTGCACGCTTATATTTAAAATAAGTCAAAGCAGTGTTAACCGTTGTAATCGTACCAGTTTGTGATGTAACGGTTGTTGCAAAGTTTTGCCATGCCAAATCATATACTTCAGACAATGGCCCTACAACATTACCTTCCGATATAAATACGGCACCGCCAAAGCATGAATTATTAATCAACTTGTTGTTATTAGGATTACCTCCACTGTTCCACTCATTTACACCATAGCGCATCTTGTTTGATTCATCAGTGCAAGTGTTATTTGCAACTATATTGCCTGTGCACGTGGCTCCTCCAAGTAACAGGACACCAGACCCCTCAACATCACCGCGCTGGTTTGGGTTGGCAATGAAATTATCCGTAATACTGTTGAGCTGGCAAATGCGGATAACAGGCGTATAGGATGCGGAAACGCCAATGCCGGAACCGCCTGAACCAATAACGAAATTTCCTGAAACTTGATTTCCTTTTATATCTACACCATCTGCAAAAATGGAGATACCAAAATCATTATGTCCAGCTTGACAAAGGACGAAGTTATCAATAACTCGGTTAAAGCTCCCATCAGTTACCTGAATTCCCTCACGGGTAGCTGGGAATACCCTGCAATTCTTGATAGTTGAATTTGAAGATTGATAGAGGTTAATCGAGAAAAATGATGCGCCATTGCCGGTAACAAAACAATTTTCAATACTATGGTATTGGCCACCCTGTATGCCAATACCGTGGCCACTTGCTGAATGTGCAGAACGAATATTTTTAACTGTTAAATTACTTGGTGAGCTCTCAGCAAGAAATATCGTCTGGATGAAAGTGGTTACTGTAATATTGTCAAAGATCACACCGGTACAGCCAGGAGCATAGACAGCAATATAAGCTCCATCCTCAATGAGAATATTGCTTACAAGCCCGCCATTCACTGCACCGAATTGGAAAGCCAAAATTGTAGGATAGGTAATTGACGATATGTTGACAACAAAATCGCCAACATCAATGTTGGTCGGGAGGTTAAAGAACAAGAATGGATTGCCTGGAGTAATAACTCCACCTGCCACTATCCGACTCGCTGCGCCGCGCCCGCGCATGCGTTTGAAGGTATTGGGGAAATTGATGCGACTGATCTTGAACGTACCTGCGGCCAGGTCGATATCGGGGCACGTATCGACCATCTTCTGGAAATTTACCGTGTCGTCGGCGATGCCATCACCAACACAGCCAAAATCATAAGGTGTTCTCCATCTGCGCAAGACTTGGAAATTTAATGCCGTCGAACCGAAGGAAATCACCCCGGTTGTCGTGAACACCCATTGCTGATTTGCATAGAGAGTTCCACTAGTGATCAGGCCTATTGTGCCAGTCACAATATCCTGTGTTCCATTGGCATCCTGTGAGCGGGTCCAGGATGCGGTCGAGACATCCCATATTCCATTGGTGGCTGGGTCGTTCTGCTTCCAGACCAAGACACGGTCGGGATAGCCACTTACACCGACGGCCTTGACCGCCACGCCATCAATAGTCTGCTCACCAGATAATATGATGTTGCCTGTGGTGGCTACTAGAACAGGTGCCTTGATGCCCTTGTCGCCAGTTAGGCCCTGGCGTCGATCTGTCGTTGCGGATGCCATTTTATTTTCCTTTAAAAAACATCACCGTACCAAGTCCATGCGCCTGGTGCGCTGGCGGCGAAATACACCTTCTCGCCAGGCCGTAATTTTAAGTAAAGCGGCGGCCCTATCGCTGAGTCGCTACCGTGCTGGTCGATGATGTGTACCCCCGGAACGTTGGAACCGGACGCCGGGGTCAGATAGATGGACACTGGATATGTGTTGGTGTTGGTGACGGCATTGCCGATGCCGGCAGCTGGAACTGCCGGCGTGGTGGTGTCGAATCCAAACGACTGAAAGCCGAAGGCATGAGAGAGGATATGCCCAGGGCCTGGCGCGTACAGATTGGAAAAGCCGCACACGCCAGTCGCAGTCGGGATAGTGACATTGGAATCAGCGTAGTCGAACACTTCGATGAAATTGCCGTATGGCTTCTGCCCGGCAAAGGTGGTCATACCCATGTTATTAGCGAAGCAACCAAATTTATTCTGAAACGAAACGTGCGTCGAGTCCTGGCCCTGGAACAGTACGCCCACCGAGGTTCCTCCTGCCGTCCCGGTGATGTCGACCAGATCGAAAACGTTGAAGTCGGCCCAGCCAAGCAAGAGTCCGGTGGCGCCGTTTTGCGCCATGTTGTTTATTTCCAGAATATCAAAACGGTTCTGCAAAATATTGCCGGGGATGGTCAGGATGCCGTCCATCTTCAAGCCGGTGCCGCCGCTGGGGACGCTGTTGATGCTCAGCGACTTGAACTGATTATTACGGCATCCGCCGTAAGGATCCGGCGAGGTTTGCGTGGACAAGTTGCAGGCAATGCCGGTGCACTGCTTGATATTGATGTTGCCGAAATCGCCGTCCACCAGATGGTTGACATACAGGCCATGCGATGCTTTGCCATTCGGGTCGATGATCCAATTGCCCAGTAGTCCGCCGCCGATCATCGATCCTAAGAACGCGCAGACAGTGGTCGTGCCACCCGTTGCGCCGATCCATTTCAATGTGGTTCCAGTGCCGGCAAATACATCGCTGCCACCAGCGCCCAGCAGGGTCACACCGTTGCGCGTGCTGGCCGTAGTCGTCGTGCCATTGCCAATAATGAGTGCCAGACTGATGGCGATCACCGCGCAGTCGCGGCAGTCAATCGTGCCCCCGGTCACAGGCAGCGAGGCGATGGCATTGTTCATGGCGACAATATCGTCGGTGACACCATCGGCCTTGACGCCGAATTGCCGTGCCGTGACCGGCCCCTGGTGGAGCAATTTCCAGCGGCCGCCATCGGAGGCCACGATGATGCTGCCGCCGTTATCCGTGCTGGTAGTGTCGCTCGCGTCGCACCAATAAGGTCCGCCACCACCATCCCCAGCGGCGTAGTAGCCGGTGACGATAGCAGTGCTGGCCGGGCTGGTTTTTAGCAGGCCGCGCAAGGAGGATATCGATGACACCACCCGCACGCCGCCGCCGATGAATGAAGCGCCGGAAGGCGCGGCCAGCACCGCCAGATTCGGATTGGGCGTGGAGAACGTGATCGGCGTCGTGCCTGGAATAATTGGATTTTGCGTCAGCACCGTCAGAAATTGCGATGCCTGGGTTCCACCTGCAACCACGACAGCCGAGCCGCTGGCCCAGTCCTGCGACCCATTGGCATCTTGTGCACGTGTCCAGGGTCCGGTGGCCACGTCGTAGATGCCGTTTTGCACCGGGTTGGACTGGTTTTTCACCAGCACGCGGTCGGGATAGCCTCCGCTCCCGAACGCCCTGACGAACACGCCATCGATGGTCTGCTCGCCAGACAGGGCGATATTGGCCGTGGTAGCGACCTGCACCGGCGCCTTGATGCCCTTGTCGGCGGTCAGTCCCACGCGACGATCAGTAATTGCTGATGCCATTTTAATGACCCTTAAAATTTAAATGCATTAACCAAGGATGCAGGCGATTCAGCCCAGCCGTGAGGAGGGAACAGCCCGGCGTCATCGCCTGCGCCTTGGTTCGGTCGGTGTTCATTTGTCTTTGATCTTTCCGTGCAGCAGACCCTGGATCCATTCGGACAGGTCTTGTGGATCCGCGCTGCCATCGGCGTAATCCCAGATGAATTTGCCGGCAGTGAACGGCGCCGCGGTCGGCAGCCCGGTGAGGTAGCCGGCCGCCTCGACCGCATGCTTGGCCGTATCTTTCGGCGCCTCGTCCCCGGTGGCTGCCTGGTAGATGTCGCGTCCGGACTGCACCACCGTATCGACTGCGCGCGCGACCGGGCTCATTTCGTAGTGGCGCCCTTCAATGGCCGCCTTGGCGACGTCGCGCATCAGCGGCACGCCGGCTGGAATCTCGGCAGCGATAGCCTTGGCCGCCCATCCAGCCCAGCCCTCGTCCTTGTCCTCGTCCGGACCACCGTGCGCCAGCGCCTCGATGAAGGCCGGCATGGCCACATAGAACCAGCTGCGCGCCAGCACGCGGCCGAAGTCGCGCGTGGCCTGCTTGTACTCGCCGGCCTTGACGTTGCTGATGCCGGTCGATGTGTCGATGGCGATCAGGCGCTGGCGGTTGTAGATGTGGTTGAAGAATCCGTAGAACATGGTGAACAGTTGCAGGAATCCCTTCTGGTTCTGGATCGCCGAGCGGTCGGTGATGCCGGTGCCGCCGTGGGCGTTGCGCACGGTCTGATCAGCGTAGTAGATGGCATCGGCATCGCTCATCTTCTCGGCCAGCCCCTTGCGGTAGGCGCCTAGCCAGGTCGGCGCGGCCGAGCCCAGGTCCAGGTAGGAAATCGTGATGTGGCCGAAGTACTGCGCCTGCTGCTGGAACTTGGTATAGGCGCTGTCCTTGAACTGGTTCGCGTACTGGCCGCCCACGTCCTGGTCGTAGTGCTTTAGGCGGTAGGCCATGTCCGGCGACTTCGACTTGATCCACTCCCATTTCTCGGCCATGCCGGGGCCGTAGAATTCCTTGGTGCCGGCCAGCATCCATTTCGAGCCCAGCTCGCCAATCGAATTCGACAGCGCCGTGGTGCCGTGCTTCACTGCCGTCATCGCGCGGAAGCCGATGCCCACCATGACGACGTTGGTGCGCGCGGTCGACAGAATGCGGTTCCAGGTGCTCAGCGCGGCGTCGTCGATGTTGCGCGAGTTGGCGATGGTCTGCAGCCACGGGCGCATCAGCTTGCGGTATTCCGGCCCCATGACGTCGTCCATCGCCTTCTTCACGTCCGGATGGCTGAGCAGCCGGTCGGCATCCATCAGCGCCTCGCGCATGGCGATGTCGTGGATGGTCTGGCCGATCTTCCACGGCGCGATGTCCAGGTCGATCGATATCGGCCGTTCGCCGCCGACGCGGCTGATGGTGTTGCCGTGCGGCGTAGTGGCGCGCGAATAGCCGTTCGGGAACATGGCCTCGGTCGCCTTCTCGGCGTGCGTCTCGGCGCGGTAGCTGCGCGACTTGTCCTCCACGATGGGATAGTAGCCGCCATCATAGCGGCCGTGTGGCGTGTCGACCGGCTCGGCCTTTACCATGTCCAGCCCCACGCCAGTGACGCGCACCTGCAGCGCATCTAGCGGTTCCTTGTAGCGGTCGAAGGCGTTCCAGATCTTCTGCACGAAATCCCAATCGTCCTTCGTGGCATTGCGGTCGAAGAAGGCCTTGATGTTGGCCTGGTCCCACTTGTAGCCGTCCGCCAGGCGCGCGCGATTACCCTCGTTGCCCCAGTTGAGCATCATGCCCAGCATGTCCTTGCGCGCCAGCTTGGCCGGCCGGCGCGTCTCGGGATCGATCAGCAGCGGATCCTCCGGCACCGTGTCGCGCAGGCGCTTGAGCCAGCCCTTCGATGCGGCGTCGGCGGCCTCTTTGAAATTCTTGGCGCTCTGCTCGGACCACTTGTTGCGGTCGTGCTCAGCGTCCTTCAAACGCTTGAAGACGGCGATGCTCAGGATGCCATGCGGGTCGCGCTGGTCCAGCTGGGAAAACAGTTCTTCCATTTTTACCAGCAGCGCGTCGGTGCCCCGGCCGGCGGCGTACAGCGCGGCCTTCTTCGCTTCCAGGAAGGGCAGGCTCTTGGGGTTCAGGTAGGCCGACTTCTCCCGTTCCGGCAGCGCGCGGATGGTGTCCACGATCTGATTCTTGACGTCGTTGAATTCGCGCTGCACGCCGTCGACGGTGATGATCTTGTCGCTCTGCCCCACTTCGCGCATGCCGCGCACGGCCAGGTCCAGTTTGCGGAACTCGGCCAGCGTCATCTTGCCTACTGGACCGCCGGCCGTGCCGAACAGCGTGGCGTCCACCGGCAGTTCAATACCCTCTTCCAGCGACTTGTTCTTGACGAACTCTTCCAGCGTCGCGCCTTTGGTGCGCTGCAGTTCCTCGCCGCGCCCGGAGTCGAAGCCGAAGCGCGCGATCAGGTCGTGGATCTGGTTCACGTAATCCTGCGCGATGCTGCCGAAGGACTTCTTGGCGGCCATGCGCGTCATCACGGCCTTGCCCTTGTCGACTTCGGCGGATGCCTCCTTCGCCTTCACATACAGGATATTGGCCAGGATCTGGCGCTGCTTGGCGGCAGCGGCTTTGTTCCAGTCTTTGGACAGGATCGCTTGCTGCACCTCGCGTGCCGCCTTGCGCTCGTCGCGCAAATACTTGTTGAAATCGCCGATCTCGTCGGTGGTCTTATATTGCAACAGGTCGGCAACATACGCACGCACGGATTCCAGCATCGGCTTGGTGATGGCAGTAGCCTCGCGCAGTGCAGCGGTAGTGTCTGCTGATCCCTGCTTGAGCTTTGCCACTTCCATCCGATGCACCAGATCAGTTTCGGCGGCATTCCAATCCGCTCCTGTCTGGACTTCCTCCACCGCGCGCCGGCCCGCACCGCGTTCGACCAGCGCCTGCGCGCCCATGCGTTTCAGATAGCGCAGTTCGGTAGCTAGCAGTTCGGTCTGCTTGTCGGAGTGGATGGCGGCCAGCGCCTCCTGCTCCATGGATGCCTCGTCGAGCACGTCGCCGTACTTCGCGTCCATCTGCGCGCCGGCTTCCTTGTCGATCAGGTACTGGCGGATGCCGCGCTTCTCGCCTTCCTGTAGGCGAATTTCGCGCTGCTGCTGCTCCAGCGCCGTCAGGGCCTTGACCATGTCGTCGCCGGACGCGAAGCCGAACATTTCCGCCACGTGGTCAGGATGCACGCCGTTGACGGCGGTGACGCCCTTAGGCAGATCGGTGATGCCCTTCTTGCCGTAGGTAGCCTCGATATCTCCGCGTGAAAGCTTGGCGCCTGGCTCGGCGGTGCCATCCGGCAGTTTGCCTTTGGTCAGCAGCGTCAGCGCCTGGATATCGGGCCGCTGGTCCACCTGCGCGGCCGCCTTCTCCTTCTCGGCGGTCAGCGCCTCCTTGTACTCGGCCGTGCGCTGGCGCCGCACCTTGACCATCATCTTGGCCAGCATGGTCGACTCGGCCGCCTGGTTCGCCTTGTCGATGGCGCCGGTGTAGGACTTCCACTCGGCCGTGGTCATGCCGGCCTCTTCCTTGCTGCGGAATGCCGGTGTTAGGCCCTGGTCCTGCTTGGCCGCCTCGATCTGGTCGTCGGTGGCCAGCAGCCGGTCGAACACGCCGCGAATCTCATCGTTGATCGGCGTGTTCAGGTTCTTGACGTTCTGGTAGATCTTGGTCAGCCAGGCCTTGAAGCGCGAGAACACACCGGCCAGCTCGCGACTTGGCGCCTTCCCTTCCAGGAAATAGGCCTCCACAGCGCGCGCGAATTGCTCGTGCTGCTCGACACCGATCTGGTCGGAACTCTCCACGCCCAACCACTTCATGGTGGCCTGCATGTCGGTCTTGAGCTGCTCTGGCGCGCCCTCGATGCCAGCATCCCGCGTCAGTTCGTCCAGCCACAGGTGGCCTGTCTCGTGGATCAGCGTGGAGTGGTCGGCATCCTTGAACAGCGAGATCAGCGCGGTGGAGTCGCCCAGCTGGATCGATCCGCGCGTGGCCTGGTTAAACTGCTTACTGCCCGCTTCCGCCGGCGCTTCGCGCTGCGTGATCGTCAGGCCCGACGCCCGATAGGCATCCAGCGGATCGACGCCCAGGCGCTCGGCGCGCGCGGCGTAGCGGCTGGCGTAGATGGCGGCGGCGTGGCGGGCCTCCACCTCGGAGCGGCCGGCGGCCATGGCCTGCTGCTTGACGTCGTCGTAGATGGTCTGCGTGGGGTTTGCCGTTTCCGGCGCGCTGGCCGCGACATCAGCCGCCTCTTTCAGGCGCGTCTGGTATTCCTCGTTGAAGGCTTTCGCGTCGTTGACCGACATCGCGTTCGCGCCGACGCGCAGGTCCGGCAGCATCTTGTCGGCCAGCGGCGTGCCGGCCAGGTGCGCCAGGTAGTCGGCAGCCGGGATCACCACGTCGCCGCCGGTGGCCGCCGCCTCGTCCAGCTGCTGTGGCATGTCCTTCACGAAGCCGAACAGCGGATCCTGCGCGCGGTCGGCCAGCGTGTGGTCGACGTTCAGGGACTGGTACAGTTCGCGCACCTTCTCGGCCGGCACGTACAGGTTTTCCACTGGCGTGCCATCGGTCTGCTTCGCCATGAATTCCTGAAAGGCCTGCTGGTCACGCTCGCGCAGTTTCGATTCAGCAGATCCGTCCAGCAGGTTCTTGAACATGGCGGCATTGGAGTCGGCGCGCTGCGCTGCGCGGAAATCGCCATACAGGCCCAGGCCGCGCGTGGTGCCGTGCAGCGCGCCCAGCAGCGCGGCGCCGCTCAGGGCCGCCTCTTCCAGTCGATCGACAATCTCCTGCGCGTTGGTATCGAAGTGGCCGGGACTGAGCGCCTTGCTGAGTTCCTCGCCGATGATGGCTGAGCCCTCGATGGCGGTAATGATGCCAGCACCTTGTGCCGAGCCGGTGGCCACGCCCTTGCCGAAGGTGGCCAGCGCCTGTGTGAAGGTCGGCTTGGTCAGCGCCTGGTCCAGCGCCCGGGCCGCCAGTGCGTCGGCGGTCTCGCCGAACAGCTTGCTTTCCAGCGCCGCGGCGTAGGTGCCGATGGCATAGGTGGCCGCGCCGGTGAACAGCGCGCCGAATTGCTTGGCCGGCTCGGACAGCGCTTGTCCATCGCTGCCACGTAGGTTGTCCATTTTCAGGTAGGCATTGCCGGCGGCCACGCGCGCCATGTCGGCGTTAAAGCCGATCACGGCACCAGTGCCGAAGCCGGCCGCCGCGCCCGGTGCGGCACCGACGCCAGCGGCCAGCGAGCCCACGGCCGCACCGGCCGCGCCGCCCGCCACCGCGCCGCCGACTGCGCCCTGCATGGCGTTATCCAGCAGGCCGGAAGCGAAGCCGGCGAATTGCTGCACGAAGCCAAAGCCGCCGGTCAGTTTCGGCTGGCTCTGGATTTGCTGTCCCAATGCCTTGACTTGTTGGTCTGTTTCTGGCGTGGCGATGCCGGTGGCGTTGCCGATCTGTTTGAGGTTGCCCAGCCGGCCCAGTTCATTCTGCTTGATGGCGCCCACTGCCCCGGTCTTGATCGCGTCCCAGGATTTCTCCAGGAAGCCGAGCTTGGCGAAATCGTCCTGCGCCATGCGCGCGGCCAGCGGGTTGTCGGCCACGAAAGAGGCCAGGCCAGGATGCTGATCGAGCGCATCGACGTTCTGCGCCAGCGCGGCCTGCTGCTCGAAACTCGTCAGGTCTTGCTCAACGACTGGCTGCGGCATGCCGTTCGCGCGTGACAGAGCGGCGGCCTTGGCGGCCTTGTCCGGATCGGCGCCCTGCGCGGCCAGCAGGTTCTGCGTGGCGACCACGGAAGTGGCGCGGTCCATGTTGGAGAACATGGCATCGACAGCATCGGGCTGGCGTGCTGGCGCGGCCGGTGCGGCTGGCGATACTGGCGCGCGCGTGGCGTCCGTCTTGTCCATGGTCGCGAACATCGCGTCGAGCTGGTCAGCCATCATTTCCCCTGTTTCGGTTTAGCGGACCGCATTGTCGCATCGAAAGTTTTCAATGCGGTAGGATCATTTGCGTGCAGCACGGAGAGCACCTTCGCCTGCTGGATCTGCGATTCGCTCGGAGTGTAGCCGTAGCGCTGCGTCAGGCGGGTGGTGATGGAGGTCTTCTCGGCCGGGTTCATGGTGATCGCTGCGCGTGACTCGTTTTCCGGCGTGATCTGGAAGGCCTTTACCTGCTTGTCGCCGAAGCCCAGCCACGAGCCGCCGGTGATCGACGCCTGGCTCAGTAGTGGCGTGGCCAGGTCGCGGATCTCCTTGTCGGTCGGCGCGCGCTTGTTGGACTCCTGGAAGCCGTCCACGGCGCTACTGAGCAGCGAGGTGTAGGCGTTGTAGTCGTCAAACGACTTCTCGCTGCCCTTCTCGCCAGCGTTTGGGATCTTGATCTTGGCGATCTCCATGGACGGCTTCATGACCTGCAGCGCATGCTGGTAGTTGGCGCCCTTGGCCATGTTCTTGTCGATGGTGACCCAGGCATTCATCACCTGGCCCTGGCTGCCTTTCGGCAGGTCGGCGATATCGGCGGCGATGTCGCGCGACTTGAAGGCCAGTGGGTCGTTCAGCGCCTGACCGAGTAGCGACAGCGTCTTGCGATTGGTCTCGACGGTCGGCACGATCTTGTCGGCGCGGTCCTCCGCGCGCTGGTTCGACGCCCACAGGTTCATCAGGGAGTGCTGGTTCTGCGGCGTCAGGCCGGCGAACGTGGTCTGCAGCGCTGGCGTCAGGTCGCTCAGGCTCTTGGCGCCAGCATCGCCCACCGACACGCCGAGAATGCTGGAGTAGTCGCTATATTCCTTGCCCTTGAGCGCCTGCAGATCCGATGCCCAGTTCTTGCGCGCCTCGGAAACGACCTGATCCTGGTAGACCAGATCACCCGGGCGGCGGGCGGCGGCGGCGTCCTTGGCCGTGGCCACCACCTTGCCCTCGGAAGCCAGCATGTCGGCCTCGGTCACCGGCGCAGCAGCGGCGCCGAACAGCTGCCGGCGCACCGCGGCCAGGTTGGCCATGTACTGTTTCGTGTTCAAGCCGTTCGGCGTGCCGGGGCCGTAGTACATCTGGTCCACCTTGGACATGTCGCCGCCCACTGTGCCGCCGTATTGCGCCATCAGCTTGGCACCGGCCATGATCGACTGCTTCGGATCATTGCGGTCGGTCACGCCCAGCGACTGCGCCGTCTCGGCGGTCAGCTGCATCAAGCCGGCGGCGCCCTGTGAGCTGGCCGCACTGACATTGCCGCCCGATTCGGCGATCATGCGCAGCTTCAGCTCGGTCGGGCTGACACCGTACTGCGTGGCCGCCTCTTTGATCAGGGCATCGTACTGGCTCGGCGCCTTGACGGCTTTCACTAGGTCGGTGATGCGGGTGGCGTCGTACGGCTTGACGGTATCGGCGCCCAGATTGGCCGGCAGCGCGGCGGGTGCAGGCGGCGCGATGGCGGTCTGGTAGGCCACCTGTCCATCCAAGCGCGAGGTCTGCGCGTCGGTGGTGGTCTTCAGCTGGCGGCCTAGTTCCAGCCGCTGCGCCGGGTCGAATTCGGTTTCGTGGTCGTGGTAAAACGCCGCCGCCTTGAGCGGGTCGTCCAGCATCATGCCGCCCACTCGCGAGGCCAGCGCGGCGCTGGTGATGGTGCGACGCTCGCTGTCGGCCATCGGCGCCGAGTAGCCATTGCGCTGGAACTTCGCCGCCAGGGTGGCATTGATGCCCAGCATTTCGGTGTCGTAGCGTACCTGGTCGTACGGGTTCGCGGCGATGGCCGACAGGCCGTTCTTGACGGTGGAATTGTCCGTGTCGTTGGCAAACACCGTGGTCTGCTGCGCCTGGTGCTGCAGAAGCGCCGCCTGAAACTGGCCGGTCGCAATGGCCGCCCGCTGCTGGAACATCAGCTTTTGCTGCTGGTTCTGGAGGCCGTCGCCGATCTTTGCCACCGCCCCGTTGAATTGCTCGGTATAGGCCTTGTTGAATTCCTGTCCCACAGCGTTGCCGCCGCGCGCCTGCGCGAAACCAGTCTGCGGGTCAAACTGCAGCGCGCCGGCCTGCTCCTTCAGCTTGTTGAAGGCGTCCTCGGCCGAGATCGCATCGTATTTCTGGTTCGTCTGCTCGATGATGGAACCAGCCTGCGACAGTTCATTGCCGGCGCGCTCCAGCTGCTGGCCGGCCATGCCGGCGGTGCGTAGGTTCGGCAGGTCGTACGAGGCGACACTGGTGCGCGGCTGGATTTGCGGGCGCTCGCCCAGCGCGGTGGAGTCGGGCAGGATAGCCATCAGGAGGTCAGCCAGTCATTGTTAGAGTAGACGGCGCTGGAATCGACCGCCGGGCCGCCCATACCGTATTTGGAGAACAGCGAGGCGCCGCCCTTAACCAGCGTGGTGGCCGCGCCGATGTCGGAAGCAGCGGCGACCTGCTTGCCTTTGGCCGCCGCTATCTCGCCGCCATATTCGGTAGCATCGGCCTGCGTGTTGGCGGCGCGCGCGGCTTGGTCGCCCTGGTACAGCGCCACCGATTTGCGGTAAGCCGTCTCGCCGGCAGTGCGTGCAATCAGGTTGATGACGGTCGGGTCAGAGGCGCCGCCCCCGCTGGCAGCGGCCACGGCCAGCGCGCGTGAGGCGACGTAGTCTGATTGGCGCTGAATGTCCACCGCCGAACGCTGCGCGGCAGCCACATCGGTGCCGGCGTTCTGGCGCAGCTGCTCGGCCTGGAACTGCGCCAGCTGCTGCGCGTGTCGCCCGACTTCCGCCTGGCTGGCGCCGGCCTGCAGCTGGCCCATCGCCGACAGGAAGGTGCCGGCCACGCCCAGGGTCGCGCCTAGGCTGCCGGTGCCGGTGGAGGCGCCGGATTGCCCGATGTTTTGCATCATATTTGCCATTGGTAGACCCCGTTATGTGTTGGCGCGAAGCCGAAATGGCGCAGGAAGTTTGCAGAGGCGGCGACCGACTGATCGCATACGGCGAACACCGGCAGGCGCTTGCGCAGCAGCTCGGCCAGCACCAGCCGCGCGGCCAGCACGATCAGGCGCGGATGCCGGCGCAGTTCGTCGCCGATCTCGGTAAAGACCACATTGCCCGGCCCCTCGCGGAAGTAGCCGCACACGCCCAGCAGGCGCTCGCCATCGACCACCGCCCAGGCCCGGCAGGTCTTGGGCTGGTTCGGATAGAAGACGCGCAGGTGCGCGGCGGTGGCGTCGACGATCCTCACTTGTATTGCTCCATGTCCAGCGTGGCGGCCAGCATCGTGCAGGGGCGCGGTGCCTGCGCCTGCAGGCAAAGCCGTGAATCGGTGTCCCAGATGCCGGGGAATTCGCTTGGGTTCTCGTCGTAGTCGGCGAGCACCAGCTGGCCGGTATCCACGCCGTTGATGTGGCTGGGCAGGTCGTCCAGGTGATCGAAGTCGGCGCCGTAGCGCACGCCCTTGGTGTGCACATCGGCCATGATCAGGCCCAGATGGTTGATTTTCTTCTGCGCGTTGAGCGGGCTCGGTACATCCTGCGTGGCCTCGCCCAGCTTGGTGCTCTGGAACTGCGCCGTATAGGCTAGCCCGACCACAATATTCGTGGCCGGCGCTGCCAGTGTGATCTGGCCGCCGGATACGGTGTAACGCTGCACCCAGGGCGTCACGCTGTCGTCGGTGCCAACATCGGCACCATCGGCCCACACGACCACCTGGCGGCCTTCCAGCGTGCCCAGGCCGGTGACCACCGTAACCGGGCTGCCGAAGGTCTGACTTATGTAGGAGTCGGCCAGATCGCACAGCGCCTGGTCGCCGCGGCAGTTGATCTCCTGCGCCCACTTCTCCAGATAACGCACGGTGGAACCATTGATGGTGCGGTTCACGACGTAGTAGACCTGATCGTCAATATCGCCGACCAAAGCCGGCAACGTTACCACGTCCTCGATCACGCCATCCGTCTGCACCTGCACCCATGCCAGAACATCCTCGTCCTTATCGGACACGGCCACGATGGCAACGCCGTCAGAGCGCACGCAATGAATGCGCGTATCCGGCTGGCGCTGCACATCCAGGCGCACGATACCGGGACGGCCCAGTTCCGGGACTACCGCCATCATGTCGCTGGCCACGTAGTCATAGAACGGGTAGTTGCTGCCGGCGGCCAGCTCAAACACCCGGATGCCAGTGCGATTGACGAACACGCCATGCTGATCCACCTTCACCGGGCGGATGCCGCCACTGCCCTGCGTGCTGCCGGCGCGGAGGTTGAAATTGGTGGGCGTGACCGTCTCGCCCAATGCGGTCGATGAAATCGTGAACTCGGACCCTTGCGCGCCCATCATCAGGCGCTGCAGGCTCATGAGCCAGTTGATCGTATCCACCGGGCCAGAGCCTATGGAGCGTGAAATCGTACCGGCGTCGCCCACCAGATTGGCGTCGAAACTGTTGTAGGCATCCGATATCGATGCCCACACGTTGCCCTTGCCAGCCCACCACAAACGCCCCTCATGGAAGGCCACGCTGCTCGGCCAGCCGCGGGCATCAGACCAGGCCCCCTCGGCCCAATCAACAGTAGCGCCAGAGTTGGCACCAAAGGCGGTGAGAACTTCGGCAGACACCACCGTGCTCGACGTGAAATCCGTCACACGCGCCACGCCAGTGATTGAACCAGTGGCGATTGACATCGCAACGTCCGCCGTGCCGCTGGTGTAATTGCCGGTCTTGATGCCGATCCGGTAGTAGATCAGTTGGTTGTTGAGGGTGTCGTTAAAGCTGGCGGCTATCTCGGTTGTCCAGGTCGGTGTCGCCAGGTCCACCCACGGACCAGCATCCGAGCCGATGGATCGCTGCAGCGATACGGTCGCTACGAAGGTGCCACTGATCCCGATGGCGACATTGCGGTCAAAGCTGGTGCCGGTAACGGCAATCGGATTGCTCCACACGTTTTGCGCGGAGATACTTCTAAACACGTTCTGTCCATTCGATGTCAGGCTGAATATCGCGCCGACATGGGTCGCCTTGAAGGTGGGTACGGATGCGGTCAGCGTGACATTGCCGGTCAACCCGCTGGACGCGAGCGTATTGTTGGTGGTGTTCTGCACGCGGAAGGGACCATCTGGCGCGGTATAGGCAACGATGGACCACGAATGTTTGCCGCGGCGCTCAATCCGGCGCTGCTGGTAGCCAAAGCAGGCGATGAACAGTACGTCTGCCGACTGGTCGCTGCGGATAGCGCCCAGGTCCGTGCTTAGGTAGGGCGTGGGCAGCGACATCACGCCGGCCGCCTCAATCGTGCACTGGCTCACCCATACCTTCGGAATTTGTTGGGACAGGAAACGGATGAAGATGTTGCCACCAGGGATCAAGGCCAGCGAATGGGTGCCGGTGTTCAGCACCGTCTCGCTGATGTAGCTATCGTCGCCTAGCGCCGAGCCAACGCGCAGCGTCACCGGGCCGCGCGCGATCACGATGCGCAGTGCATGTTCCTTGTTGATGTCGGCGCCGGATACCGACACCTGCTGATCGCGGATAGCGGTTGCTGTGCCATCGCTGACCAGCTGCATGAAATTCGGTGCCGACCATGTAGTCACGCCACCAAGCGTGCTGTTGTCGGTCCAGCCAGACAGATCCGTAGGAAATGTCCCGTTCGTGACGGTGGTGGCAACAGCCACGCGCGTGACCAGCGCATCGGCTACCCACACGCGAAAGACGGTATTGGTAAATTCGATCAGCGCCGTATCGGTGGTGGAAAAAACAAACGGCAGGAAGCGCGCGGCCGCATTGCCCAGCGTGGCGCCGATATACTTCAGACCGGGCCGGATCGACATGGAGCCCAGCACGCGCGGCATCCAGTTGGTCATGATCTGCGCGGACAGCGCCGTGCGCTTGATGTCCACTCGCGCCAGGCCACGCCGGTCGATCAGTCCACGGTTAAACGAGAGCAGGCTGAGGAGCGGGCGTGCCATGTCTTATCCGATCAGGTTGCCGCTGATGTTGCCACGGTCAAAGCGCCCGCTGAAGCGCGTGCGGGCGCGAGACCAGTTGCCTTGCGCTGGCGTCAGTGACGGGCCGGCCATGGCGGAAGCATTCTTCGCTTTCAGCAGGCAGTCCTTTTTTATTTGCTCCAATACCCGCAGCTTGTTTTCGTCGTTGGTGATTTTCAGCACGATCTTAGTCGCCAGGTGCGCGGCCACCAGTTCGCGGAAGGTCTCGGGCCACTTGTTCATGTCCAGGCCGTAGGTGACGTCACTGGACACATAGCGCACGTAGATCGTGTCCAGTGTCGCGTACCAGTAGCCGGCCTCGTCGGTGTACTGCGTCAGCGGCGTGCGGAAGAACTCGTCCGAGCATAGACCGCATGTCACGGCCCAGTCGATCGGCTTCTGGAAGGCTCGGTTGTAGCCGAAGGAGGGCTCGACGGCGGTGTCGTAATCGATCTGGATGGTGCGCATGGCGAAGAACCATTGGCCTTCTTCCAGGCAGGTCTTGACGGCATTGCTGGACCAGGCTTGATCCAGCAGGCGCCGCGGCTCACGCTCCTCAGCCAGCGAGACCAGGAAGCGCTCGCCACATAGCAGGAGCGCATCGTTATAGAGCGTGAGCTGGGTCGTCATTTTAGCCTGCCACTTTCTCGTATTCGTTCATCCAGGTGGTCGCCTCATCGCGGCTGGCGCAGCCGGTCTTGATCTTCTCGCCGTCCACCAGGCGGATCACCGACCACTTGTGATGCGGTCCTTTGAATTCCACGGAGTTCTTTTTCGCCGCTGCTTCGACATCGGTGCCGCCTTCGGCCAGTTCGAAGAAGTCCAGCATCTTGACGTGGGCCCAGTTGCGGTCGGCGTTGATCACGATCAGGCGCGCCATCCATGCGCCGTCTTCGCTGCGCACTTCGATGTGATCGTAGGGTTTGAGCATTTCGGCCACGTGGGCGAAGTAGCCCGACTTGGTAATGTCTTCCGGCGTAGTGCCGCCTTCTGCGTTGATGCACCAGTCCTGGCGCCAGTGCTCGGCCAGGGCCATGCGGCCGGGGGTCAAGACCAGGTCGCGCTTCGGTTTTTGCTGTTCCAATTTACTCTCCTCAGAGTTTAAAAAAGAGGGGCCGAAGCCCCTCACGTTGTCGCTGATTGTCGTGATGGATTACGACGTCAGCGTGTGCAGCGTGGCACCGTTAGTGGACACGGCGCCGATGGTTCCCATGTACGGGATGATCGACGTCGAGCCCAGGCTGGTGCAGTAGTTGACGAAGATGATGTCGCCGGCGCTCATGCCCAGTGCCTGACCATCGGTGAAGAAGTTGGCCGTGGTGACCTCGGTCGAAGTGTTGGTGGAGCAGTAGCCCCACAGCGCGCTGCCGGGTGCCGGGCGGTTGCCCTGCCCGCTGAGCGTGTCCAGCAGTTGATATGGCGGATTGGCGATGCTGCTCGCCGCCGTGGTGCCTACGTAAAGTGCAGCCATGGTGATGACTCCTTCGAAAGTTAATTAAGCGTATGCGGAACCATCATGAGTTATAACCACGACGCCGGTGTTCTGCAGGAGCTTGGCGCCCATGAAGGCCGAGCAGCGCGCCCAGGAGTAGCTCTGCTCCTCGTCGTAGCCCACTGGCGACTCGACGCCGGCGGTGTCCATGGCATGGCCGATGGCCGTCTTGTGGTACAGGAACGACTTCTCGCTGGACGTGCCCTTACCTGGCAGGTTCGGGTGTTCGACCAGCAGGCAGTTGCGCCAGCGGTAGGCCATTGGCTTGTCTTTCCACGACGGATTGTCCTGACCCGCGTAGGGACGGATGTCCACGTATTGAGCATTGGCGAACTCGGTGGCCTGCTCCATGTACGCCAGGAAGGACGGCTGGCACAGCAGCGTGACGTTCGAATCCCATGGGACCGATGCGTTGGACAGCTTGACGCGGCCATTCTGGAACAGCGATACGTTCGGGATAGTCCCGGCGGCGCCGATGGCGACGGTGCCGGTGGCCAGCTCGTTGATGATCAGCGAGTCGATCTGGCGGTTGATCACGGCCATGGTCGTCATCTGCATGATGGAACGCTGATTGCCCTGCGACGCGAACACGTTGAAACCGGTCTTGCGGACCAGATCGTGCCATTCGGTCAGCGTGCAGGTGTTCTGTGTGTTGCTATCCGAGCGCGCCGGAATGCGGCCGTTGATGCCGCGCGTGACGGCGGCGGCGGCACCGGAACCGGAGACCAGGAACACGGCCTGCTGGCCCTTGATCACGGCTTCGGTGGTGACGGTTTCGCGCAGCAGCGTCTGGTGCTGTTCGAACGCCTGGATGAACTCTTGTCGATATTGAATCTGGAATGCGGTATCAGCCACGATGGGACTCCTTAAAAACGATTGGGATTAACCGTCGCTTGGGGTGTCCATCTGGCATTTACCGGGGTGACCTTGCGGTGCCGGAGCCCGCCATACTTGGGGCCTCGCTGCTGGTGACTACTGCCTATCTAGCGCTAAACTAGCCGCTGCCTAGGCATTATCTACTGCATTTTATTGTTATGCAACTTTTATAGCTTGCATTTATCCTACGCGCGGTATAAGTGGCCCTCAAAAGAGGCACCCACCGACATAGCATTGTTGCTGGTGTAGACGCAGCTCACGATGAAATCGTTCTTCTCCGGGACCAAGATGCGCGTCTTGGCATCGATCACTGCCGGCTGGACATCGGTGCAGCCCAGGCGGCGCGGCTTGATGGCATTGCCCTGCGGCCGCCGGAATATCAGCGCGAAGTCGGCGCCGCGCGCGGAGGCGCCACCGGATGATAGGATCTGCCCTTCGAAGGAATGCATCAGGAAATTGAAACCGGCTGGCACGGTGTAGATGGCCTGCTGCAGTGTGCCGGCATCGGGCAGGATAATCGCGCGAACGGTGCCGCCGCCTGCATCGCGGATGGTGATGGTGCCGACGTTGCGCTGCGTGCCAGTAGTCGGCGTGACATTGACATTCACTGCCGAATTGATGCGGAATGCCGTCGGCAATGCGACTGGCGTCAGCCCGTTCATCTGGACTGTGGCCGCCACGGTTGCGTAATTTGCGTCCAACCCGCCGAACGCCAGCGCCTGCATGCCGACGCCGGCGGCAGTATCCGACGCACTATCCGACACCGCCTCCAAGGCCACGGCAGCGGTCGGCAACGGGTAGGTGGCGGCAGCACCGCCCCAGATATGCGCCTCGGCCGCCGGCGTGGAAATGGCGGTGGCAATAGTCCTGATCCCTAGCACGGCTACGCGCGATACCCCTGGAACCAGGCCCAGGATGATGTCTGCGGATAGATCGCCGGTGGTGTCGCCGTATGCGTGCCTCATGCTATTGCCCCTTGGTTGTGAGTGTTACGTTTTTCGCTTGTTAAGCGATTCCCGAACGGTCAGCAGCTCGCGGTAGCGCGCCTGCATTTTTTCGTCCTTGTTGTAGGCCGTGCGATTGGTGCGCATGACCTTCTCAATGGTCTCGATGGCCTCGTCTACCTTCTCGGCCTGGTTTCCGCCGGTGGCACCGGGCACCACGGTGGCGCTCGGGTTGTTGACCAGCGCCAGTCCCAGCAGCATCTTCAACGCCTCGGGCGAGCTGCCGATAGGCGTGCCATCCGCCAGCCGGCCGCCCAGGAAGGCCTGCTTGACTTCGGGCGACGTGGTCACGTCCAGCAGGTTGTGCACCAGCGTGATATTGCGGCGGAAGTCCGGACCCCATTCGGAGCGCAGCGTCTCGGTGGCGTCCTCCTGGATGCGGCGGTCGTTGTCGGCCCGCTCGGCGGTGATCTGCTCGTTGACGGCGTAGTAGGCGCGCAGCGAGGCCTTGACCTGATCTGGCGTCTGGTTGCTGCCGTGCGCAGCCTTGAGGAACTCAGCCACCAGCGGCTTGTCGTCATCGCCGATGACAAAGCCGCCGCCCAGGTCCAGGTCGTACTTCTCGGGTGCGTCCGGGATGCCCTGCTCGGCGCGCCACGCGGTCAGTTCCTCGGCCGATGGGTTCTTGCCCAGCTGGGTTTTCAGCTCACCCGAACTGATGCGGTTCTGCGCCGCGATCAGGGCGGTAGCCACGGCCTCCGGGCTGGCGTAGCGGGACAAGCGCGCTTCCAGCTTGGCGTCACCCTTGGCGGTGCGGGTGCGCCAGTCGTCGGGCCAGTAGCCGCCCTCAGTGCCCTTGCCCGCGCCTGCGGCTGGCGCTGCTTTGCCATCGCCAGCCGGTGGATCGCCAGCTTTCGCAGCAGGCGCAGCAGCAGCAGCTGGTGCGGCCGCGCCGCCTTCACCACCGCCTTCACCGCCAGCATCTACCACGGCAGCGCCGCCGGCACCGCCATCACCACCAGCCGCACCGCCGCCGCCCTCGTCACCGTCAGCCATGAACAGGAAATACTTCTGCCACCATTTGATGAATTTCATTCTTCGTCCCTCCTCAGGGTTTGGGTGTTCAACTTCGATAACTTCACGATCTGCTGACCAACGAACGCGCGACCCAGCGCAAAGGCCGTGTCGCGATCAGTCGGGTAGTACTGGAACTCGTAGGCGCCGGCGGCCTGCTCGATGAGCCAGCGCACAGCGATCTGTTGCTGGTGCGGCTCGGCGTCACCGCGCACCAGTGCCTGGATGGCGGCGGCCTCGGCGATGGTGTACGGCGCCGGGATGTGCGGCCCCAGAGCGCGCGTCTTGCGTTGCGGCTTAGGCTGCTGCATTGGTCAGCCCTCCCGATTGGCCCAGGTTCTTGACGACATTGGAACCCTGCTCCAGCGCGGCCAGCTGCTGCTGCTGCGCCTGCTGTTGCTGCTGCGCCTTCTTGGCCTCTTGCACATACTGCTCGCTGTTCATCCAGCTGGCCGGCACGCCGATGCCGGTAAGCGCATCGCGCAGCGCCGTTTCGGCCTTCGGCACCGTGGCGCACGACGGATCCAGGCTGACGGCCACCGAGATCAGTCCTTGCGCCTCCTGGAACTTCTGGCCCTTCTGTTGCTCGATGGCGTCATGCAACGGGCTCTCGAAGCTGAACTCGATCTCGGCGCCGCGCAGCGACTTTGGCCAGCTGCGCGGATCACCGAACGCGCCATTGCGCCACAGCAGATCGAACGTGTGGTCGCACAGCGTGGCGTTGTACTCAGTTTCCATCGGCTCAAAGATGGGCAGCGCCTGGCGGATGTACTCCTGCACGCGCTGGCCCACCTCGTAGGCGGTCATGGCCGGCGCGCGCTCTGGCATTTTCAAGGTGTTCAAGTAGAACGCCTCGTTGATCATGCTGCGGCTGCTGGCCGCCATTTCCAGGCCATAGTTAAAGCCGCGGAAGTCCTGCGCGATGGGGCGCAGCGCCTCGCCCAGTCGCTCGTCATACTCGTTGTCCACCCAGGTGATGCCGCCGGCGTAGATGGCCACATCCGAGCGCACCGCGTCCTGCGTGGCGATCATCGGCGGACTGGTGGCCTTCTCTCCCGCTTCCAGTAGCGTGTAGGTCATGGCCTGGATCAGCCGCGCATCGGGCAGCGCCGCCACGGTGGCCGGCGAGTAGCTGTACTGGCTGTTGCTGACGGTCTGCCAGCGCGGAATGACATAGTGCTGCGTCCAGATCGGTGTTGCCTCGATCAGTTCGCCGTGTGATACGTCGTACCAGATCGACCAGTACGGCCGGCCGCTGGCATCGCCATCGTACATGTCGGCCTCGACCACCATGTGCATCACGTCGATTTCTTCGAAAGGCGTCTTGGCGGCCGCTTCGCGCACCTTCTGGTTGACCTTCTTGAAGATGCGCGTGAGCACCTGCGCGGTCGGCTTCCAGCGGCGGAAGATGGTGCCAATCCGGCCGTTCTCGTTCTCCTGCCAGCACATATCGCGCAGGTGCCAGCAGCGGTAGAGCATGCCATCGGCGCGGCTGTTCAGTTCGACGGAAATGGCACACTGACCAAAGGCGGCGAAATCGTGGTCGCCCTCTTTGGTGGCGCGCGTGAACATGGCCAGCGGGTCGTACATCGCGCGGCGCTGCGTCTCCTGGAACCACTCCAGATAGCGCTTGGTGTCGTTGTCGTTGCTGTCCATCTGCTTGTGGCGGATGCCTGTATGGAACCAGCTTTTCGCGGTCGGGCGCAGCATTGTGCCGAACTGGTTGCCTAGGTCGCGCCGGCACAGCACCGGATAGGAGGTCATCAGGTTCGCAGCGAAGTCCGCACCCAGCGAGCGCGTCAGCGTGAAGTCGGCGCGCTCCGGATAGAAGTTCTCGGCGATCTCCTGGTGCAGCGTGGTCAACGGCTGCTTCTTCACGAACAGCATGTTGGCCACGTCCAGCAGTTGTTTTGCTTCCATGTCAGCCGCCCAGTTTGTCGGTGGTGTCGGTCAGGATCGTGCTGGCCCGGCCACGCGAAGCCATTTGCTCGATGATCGATTTCTTCTTCGCCGCAGCCACCTCGGTGCTGTCAGCGGTAGGTTGTTGCAGCACGGCAGATGCCTTTGGCGCGAGCGCAGGAATGCCAGGTGCGAGTGCCTTCTGAATTACACCGGATGCCAGCGCCGAGCCAGCGCCTACCGCCAATTGCTGGCCGATGGTCAAGCCTGCCGTTGTACCTGCAGCGGCACCAGCTCCAGCGCCAGCCGCACCGGCAGCGGCTGCGCCTTCTGCGGCACCCGCAGCAGCAGCGCCTGCACCAGCGCTACCAGCGGCAGCAGCGCCACCTTCCGCCGCGCCGGTTGCAGCCGCAGCTTCACCCGCACTCTTGGCGCCCTCGGCCGCAGCCGCTTCACCGATTCCTGCATCAGCCATGATTGATATCCTTCACAGTGTTGAACCCGATCACGCGAAAGCCGCAGTGCTCGTAAAACTTCGTGGTGCGCTCGATGTTGATCTCGGTGGACTGGCCGACCATCACCTTGCGCGCGCCCTGCCCTGCGGCCCAGCGCTCGAAGTCGGCCAGCAGCACCACGGCGGCGGCCGAGCCGCGCTTACCGCGCAATACCCACCAGCCCATGTCGTGCGCCAGCAGCTCGTCACAGAAGAAGGTGCGCCGCACATGGCCGTAGAAGCCGCCCATCACCTCGCCGTTGCGCACGGCCAGCCGGAAATAGCGGTCCGGGACCAGGTTGCCACAGGCGGCCAGCTGGCGAATCACCTTGCCCTCGTCCAGCGGCAGGTCGCGGTAGATCGAATCCTCATGCATCTGGTGCGCACCGGCGATCACCTGGTCGCGGTAGATGTCGGCATAGTCCACCACTTGAATGGCGGCGTGGCGCGTGCTGATTGCGTGCATGTCCATCATCGTTTCCCCGAAAGAGGCCGGCGCCCACCACTGAGCACCACCGGCCGGCGCGTCATCGGCGCCATGTTGTCGGCGCGCTGCATCCACTCCAGTGCGTCAGTGAGCATGCGCGGCCCCTCGTACCACGACATCACCACGGCGTCGCCCTCGTTGGTCGAGCGTCCCAGGCGCTTGCAGACCTTCTCCTTGGTCTCGGCCTTGATACCGTTGGCGGTCACCTCGAACGTCGGTGCGGTCAGATCGGCCAGCAACTTGGCGCTGGGTGGCAGTGCGATAGGGCTGCCGCCAGGCTGGCCTGGATCGAGCGCCTCGCGCATGCCCCACAGCGCGGCCGTGCGCTTGTTCGTGAAATGCATCTTGCCGTCGCTGGAGCGGCGCGTGCTGGTCTCAGCACCCTTGTAGGCCTTGACATCGACCGCGTTACCGTACAGGTGCTCGTACATTGGGCCACCGAAGCCGCCGCCCATGTCGATCACGACAAGAGCCCGATCGCAGCGGTGCGACAGCACCACGCCAGCGCAGAACGATCCCGCGCGCTCCATGGGGATGTCCTTGCCGGCCACCTCGACCAGCGGCGCGAACCAGCCGTCGTAGCGCGAAGCGATGATCATCGGGTCGTCGCCGCCGCCGGAAGCGTCCACGCCCATGGTGCACATGGGGATATTCTTCGGCGGGTGCGGGTCCTGCGTCCATCGCTCCTGTGCCAGCTGCACCCATCGGGTCGGGATGATTTGGTCCGGCAAGTCCTTGAACGCGGTGCGGAAGCCGCCCATCAGCAGCGAGCGGTATGGCTCGGGCATGGCGTCCAGCTGCTGCTCGTAGCCGCTGGCCACGTAATACGGGTTGTCCTTGACCGACGCCGGGATGTAGGTGCGCGATGTGGGCTTGATCATCTTGCCCTTGACCATGCGCTCGTCGTCAGGACCGTCCACCCACAGGTCTTTGCCTTCCTCGTCGGAGATCACCCAGCGCAGTTCGCCAGGCTTGGCCGGCTTCGGATACTGCGGATTGAGCCAGGGCGCGAACATGTCGAGCACCCACAGGCCCTCGGCGGCCAGAGGCGGATTGGTGGCCAGCACCACGCGGCAGCGCTGGTTCGGATCCTCGGTGCGGTTCCAGCCCATCATGAAGCGGATCTGCGACTCGGCGAAGTGGGTCGCCTCATCGAAGCACAGCAGGTCGCGCCCCTTACCCATCTGGCCCTGCTCGTCGCCCACCCGATTGGCGGCACCGAAGTCGATGATCTGCTTGTCGCTGATCTTGAGCTTGGGCGGCGGCGAGCCGTTGAAGCCTTGGCGCGAGCCATGGATTTTCAGCGCGTCCTCAACAATCCGGTCCAAGTCGCTGTACTGGCGCCGCATGATCACGCTGCGCTGGTGCTCGTTGAAGGCCAGGCCCAGGCACAGCTGCGACTTGCCGCCGCCCGGCTCACCGCCATACAGCAGCACGTCGGCCTTGCAGAAGTACGCCTCGGTCTGCGGGCCCGGATTGGGCACCCACTTGACCTTGAGATCGCCGAGCGCCTTGGACGTGTCAGCGGCCACCTGGCGCAGTTCCGCTTCGGGCAGGCCGGCCAGGCGCGTGATCATGTCGTCCAGGGCGCTCATTCAGACCTCGACGCGATTGATGTACTGGCCAGCCGGCATGCCATACGGCGAGGTCCAGGTGTCCATGTTGTACTTCTGATTTTCCTTGGCGCCCTGGAAGAAGGCCAGCGAGCGCTGTGCGGCCTGCATCTGCGCGATGTGGTTCTGCTCGTGCACCTGCAGTTCCTGCATGCGAGCTGTGGCCTTGATCCAGTTGTGATCCCACTCGCACATGCCATAGACCGGCATAGGGCGCAGCAGGTCGGACTCAGGCGGCACGTAGACCTCGATGCCACGGCGCAGCGCTTCCAGGATGAAGAACTGGCAGCCGGCACGCTGGTAGCCGTATTCCTCGCTGGCCGCCATGTCCACGCCCCACATGCCGATAGTGTGCTTTTCCTTCGGCTCGCCCGCGGCAGCCATCACCTTGTCGTATTCCTCCAGCTTGTAGATGGCCAGGGCGAACATCATCGACAGCGACGAGGTGAGGAAGTAGCTGGAGAACTCGGCCTCAATGGCCTGGATCGGGAACACCTCGTGCGTCGGCAGTTCCGGCACCACGCCTCCGGTGTAGACCGGACCCTTGAACTCGCGCAGGAACTGCACGTATTCAGGCGAGAACCAGGGCTTACCCGGTTCCCAGCGATGCAGCTCGAAGTAGGCATCACAGCGCTCGACGCGGCCGTAGGCTCCAGGACTGCATGCCCAGATCAGCCATTGTTCATTCAGGTGCGGCAGTGGCGGCTGGATCTGCGTCTTGCCGCCTGCGAATTCCTGGTACGACTGGTCGCGGAACGGCGCCAGCATGATGCTTGATGGGGCAGAGCCCAGTAGTGCGATGCGCATAATCGAATCCCTCCTCAGAAACGCGATTAGTAGGTGGAGTACGACAGACCAGGCGATGCCGGGCTGGCATTCAGCCAGATCGGACCGTTGGCCGTGGACGAACTCACGCAGAACAGATTGACCGTGTGGCCCACGCCTGCGAACGTCACCTGGTTGAAGCTAGTGCCGGCGGTGGTGATGATCTGCGCGTTCGGCCCCATCTGCACGGCGATGCCGAGCGTGCTGGAGCTGATCTGGGTGATCTGCTTGTAGATGCCGGCCACCGCGTCCAGCATGGTCTGAATGGCGCTTGATGCAGCCGTGCAGCTCAACACCGAAGCGCCATTCGGCGACAGCGACGACTGCGCCGTGGTGCCGATGTTGTCGACCGGCAGACGCGTGTCCTGCTCACCCACCTCGTAGCCCAGCTGATCATAGCCAGCCTTACGGCCGAACATCGTAGTCTGGATCTTGCTGCGCCATTGTTCTCGCGTGATGGCGGCCACGCTCGTGCTGCCTAATGCCATGGTAATTCTCCCGGTAGGTACTGTTGAGTGGATGCCGGTAGCCGACCGGCGACGGTTAAATCATCAGTCCGCGTTCACGCAAAAGAAATCGATTGCTGTCTGGTTCGTTACCGCTGGCACCGCGTTGATGGTCAGGGATCCGGCGGCGGCTACGGCGTACAGCTGAACGGCCACCACGTTGCCAGGTGCGCCATCGGCATTCAGGAAGCAGTGCGCTGCAGCGGTCACGGTGGAATTGGTCACGACCAGCGACGTTCCAGCGGCGGCCAGGTTCACACGCCCCGATGCCTTGTTGATGGTCACTGCGCCAACCGTTCCGGTATTTGTATAATCCACATATATTTTACTAACACCAAGACTGGCACTACCGAGACCAACGGTCCCGGTAGTTAATGGCGTGATGTTATTGGCACCTGTTATCTGCCATTGAGCACTACCGACACCAAAGCGAATAGGTCTCGCAGTTCCGGTGCCAGAAGCTTGAGTAATGAACGTCAGCGCATTGGTCGTGATAGACCAGTCAAAAACAGCACGTTCATAATTGGCCGCGTCAGTGAAAGTGTTATAAACGTGGAAAGCTTGGGAAATACCGTCACTGCGCTGGGACACGACGCTGGCGGAATCGCGCGTCAGCCCGGTGTTGGAAACGCCTGTGACCACGCTGCTGGTCGTCACCTGCGCGAACAGCGAAGATGACACCAGCGCCAGAAGCAATAGCAGTTTGCGCATCATTGGCTCCCGAACTGTGCGCTGGCGATGATGCTGACCAGGCCGGTGGTGGCTGAGTTCAGGTTCGCACGCACATATTCATAGTGCGCATCCAGCGTGAATCCATCCGACTGCGGCGAAGCGCCATTGAAGGCGATGGTGCCCGCTTTGGTAGCCAGCGCGTTGATGCCATCGTTCGACACCTCGATGTAGATGGTCGACCCGACCACCACGCCCACGCTGGATCCAACTTGCAGCGCCTGGAACGTCACGTTGCGCACCTGCGGGTGCAGCCGATACCAGGATCCGCCGCCCAGCGCGGACGAGTTGAAAATGGTCTGCGGACCAGGCGAGTAGATGTTATTTGCCACGGCTGCCCCCGAGGATGGTGTTGTAGTTGACCGGCTTGGCCGCTGCCTTGGCCGGAGCCTCGATCTTGCCCATGACGGTGGACGCCACTGGCTGCGTGCGGTCCGACAGCGCTTGCTTCGGCACCTTGATCTTCGCTTTAGCCACCGCTGCCCCCGTATGTCGACATGATGGTGCCGGCCTTCTTCGGCGCGGACTTGGCCTTGTTCTCGGCGTTCTCAGCCTTGGCCGACTCGTCGCCATCGTCCGCGCCCTCATCATCCAGCGCCAGCATCACGATCTGGATCGAGACGGTCTTGTCCTCGTCCTTCTGGTCACGCATGGCGCTGGATACGCCAGTCACGCGGCCCACGGCGGTGATATGCACTTCGTCGCCCACATTGGGCAGCGTGGCCAGCTTGAGCTTGTCCAGTTCGTCCTTCTCCAGCCGGATACACAGGCCCCACGGATACGGAGGAGGTGAATAATCCTTCGCCTCCTGCTTTTCTTCCTTGACCTCTTTCGGGGTCAGCTTCATGTCCACCATGTCCACGGTCACGCTCCCTTGTTAATTGCGGTTGCAAATAGAAATGCGATCTTGCGCGCCAGTTCCACCGGCTCGGTCGGTGCCAGCGCGGGATTGTCCTCGTCGCCGTGCGCGGCGGTGATGCCGAAGTGCTCGCGCTCCATGTTCACCACGGTCTTGTGGGTCTCAGCAATCTTCTGCGAGATAGCCACCCTGGTCTGGAGCGACATCTTTTCCTTGTCCGCCTGCTCCAGCTCGCCGATGTATTCCACCAGCAACTTGCGCATGCGCTGGATGTCATTCCGGTGCGTCAGGCGAATGACGGCAACGGCCTGCGCACTGTCGTCAATGATGCGTGCATCGCTCGGTTTGGTTTCAGTTGAAACTGTTGCTGAAACCATCGACGCTGAAACTATCGCATCGGCTTTGGCCCGCACCTTCGCTGCGAGGTCACGCGGCAC